CTATGCCAAATGCTTTCTTTCGCGCCGTTTGAGCATGTATGCTTTCTACTTTCAATTTATAATGGTTTTCTAATATATAACCAACAACTGCCTTGTTTTTCACAAGTTTGATTATAACTTGTTGCGAAGTGCCTCCGCCAGCAAATCCAAACAAGCTTTCTTCAATCATTATTTTCTCAAAAGTTTGATCTTTTAAAGCAGTTATAATAAGTTCTGCTTTAGCAGCATACTCAATCACATCAGAAATATCAACAAACCCAGCACCAATAATAATCTTATTTTCTGATACAGCCCAACCACAAGTTGTGGTGGATAAATCCAATCCCAATACTTTCATATAACCTTTTTTTATTTTAATTAATAATAATTACGATTATCGTGATTGTATGCATTTTGAGCATATCTCAGCGAATATCCATTGAATGATGTGACTCTTAGTGGAGCATATACTAAAAATTGACTTGGCTGGAATGTGCGTTCATACTGCGTATCCGCATTACGACGTGTTGTCATATAATTTGGAGCACCTGCCTGTTTGCCCAGACCCCAAGCCATGCTGTTTATAGTATTTCGTGTAAGATGTGAGCGTATACCAGATGGTTGACTGGTGCGAATATTTTTATATAGATCAAGCAGCGATTCTGTTGATGATGGTCTTGGCGTCGGTCTTAGTATTTCTGGCATAATGATATTCTCCTATTTGTTTATTATAAATATAATGTCATGTATCAAAACGAACAATGATATTAACGGGCCAATCTATTAAATTTTTAACAGGTCTGCCCAATTTTCCAACCGCCACAAGCTCATTTCCATCATATAATCCAACAGTTGTTATAAATGGTGCCAGATATGAACCGGTGGGATCATATGATGAACTATATTCATATTCCAAGAAATGTGGATTGACCTTGTGAATATCAGTATGGCAATATGGATTGAGATAATCATTTATATCCCTTACATATTTTCTTGTTGAGGCCGGTGATAATAAAGGTATCAGATTTTGTGGAACAAGTCGTTCTAAATAATATAATGCAAGTATGTTCGCATCATTCATGTTGATTTTACCGTCGCCATCTATATCAAGCAATTCCGTGTCAACAAGATTGCTCTGGATATAGTCATATGCAGTTTTTGTGAAAGCATTGAATGAAGAACTTGCAATATAAGCTGCACTGCCTGTTTGTTCCTGAAGCAGTACGTCTTCGGATTCAAGTTGTAGAAGATCATCTCCCCACCAACTGTTATCAGCGTTTGAATTTTGTTCAAGTACTACACCATTATCGTCGAAAATAAATTCTTCAAAGAATTTTCTTTTTTGAAAAAATCTCATTATCAAATCAACGTCAAGAAAATCAAACACACCATCTTGGTTTACGTCAAACATTAATGGAGTTTTTACCAATGATGTTGGATTTGTACTATAATTAAATTCGCCGGGTCGAATAGATGTCAGATATTCGTGTTCATAAATTGTATGTGACCCTTGATACGTTAGGTCAAACCCACCCGATCCGGTTTTTGTAAATATATCACGGTAATTTGACCCCGTGTGAGTAAGTGCGAAATATCCATTTTTGTAAAATACATTTCCTATAAGCGGATTGTCCTCAAGATTTGTGACGTTGTAAACATACACAGAACCGGAGCAATTTGCCGGAAAATCAACAAGGTTGTTTGGATCGTACACCGAAGCCGTGGCGCTCGCAGTTGCAAAATGAACAACCGGTGCACCCACAACCATGAAATCTGAGCATAAGCAAACTGAATATCCATAAATATTTGATGGCTTATTTGCTTCTTTGTTGCGTCGTATGGTTTCTGTCAATTGCCATGTTTCATTTACATCACTGTATTTGTATATGGCAACTCTACCCAGCACTCCATTTGGATCATCCGATGAACTTGCTTGGTATAATAAATCGTCTATGATATATTCACCATCGAAGTAATCAACATTTCTTCCCACTTTGTCGGACCAAGAAGTGATCGCGCTATATAATCCTCCCAGAGACACGGACTTCCCAAAATTATTATTATACTGATATTTTCTATCGCCAAATGTTTTCAATACTTGCCAATATCCCAAAGAACCGCAGCGATAGTCATTTCTATAAAAATACGCAGAACCCAGACTGGTCGGTGATCCTGTATATGAAGCATATGGAATAAATGCCTTGTCGCGAAGACATCCAATTACAAGGTTTTTTCCACCAATCGCAACCGACGTACCAAATCCATCGTCCGATATTGATACACCCGTCACGTCAATTGAATAGAATTGAGAAGACATATCCAAGTCACCATATGTACCATCTCTTCTGAATGTTTTTGCTTCTCCCCAAGAAGCCGTTGGACAATCGCCGACGGAAGATGAGTAATAAGAGCATGTAAACAATGTTGCATACCCATTTCCAGTCTTGTTTGTTCCAACAAACAAGCTGCCAGAATCAAGTGCAACGCACCATCCAAAGTTGTCTCCCAATGATAAAACACTGGAAGTGAGGATGGCTTCATATTCCCAACTATAACTTCCAGACCAAGCGCCATTTTCAACTCGATAATATGAACTTGATACTCTTCTTGTATCTGTAGAATTTGGATCATAAGATGCCGACATTGATCCGCTTAGAAGTTCGATGCTTGAACTTGTATATGCCATCGACGAGTATGTCCAAGGAATTGGTCTTTCGCTGTATATAATCAAAGAACCGGATTCTGATATAATTTCGTCGCACAAGTCCGTTTCCGGAGATAATGTTTGCCAAAAAGAACTTGTTTCAATTGCATCGCATCCACTGCTCATGTATTGTTTTCGTCTGAAGATATACACGGCACCCGAACCGCTGACTCCCGGTGCGCCTATGGCGAGGGTATCTCTGTCCAATGAAACCGATTTACCAAAATTATCTCCATTTGAATTTCCTTGTATAATATTTATCAACCCCCAATTATCGGTTCCGCCTTTGTATTTATCATACACAAACACATATCCTGGATATGAACCGGTTGGAAAACATATTGAACCGGACGATGACCCAACTGCCAAAAAGTTATCACGGACAGACACAGACTGTCCAAATGTGTCAGTAAAATACGAACCACTATTTTGCAAATTCTCCACAGTGTATGGAAATGTCTTGTCTATATCAAAGTCTTGCAAGAATCCAACGTCTCTCAACGGCGATGTAAATTTCTTTATTGGTCTGTGAATTCCCAAATTATCATCATATTTGAATATGGCCGCATAGCCTTGACTTCCCGTATTCAAATTATATTTGTCTATAGATGAACCGGCCACAACATATTTATACCACGAGCTGACTGCTTCTCCGAAGTGTTCATTGTCCGATTGAAATGTATCAACCAACGAACTTGAATCGTATAAATAATCGGATGTACCGGTGTACGAAACATTCATACCAAGTTTGAGATATTCTTTTGCGGTATCAACATCTATATGCTTGGATTCTCCGTCTAATAAATTCAAATAAAATTCCCCACTTGAAGTGTTCCAATACGGTCGAGGATATATGTTCCTCATTGCACTCAAATACGTGTAATCAGAGAAATGTGATCCCGAGATATAAAGATTGGTATATCCATCATCTTTGATGATATATGTGGCATGTGGATTGGAATTGTCCACTATTTCAACGGTTTCCGGTCTTATTTTTTCACCAAAATTTGTTTGATTTAGTGCCAAAGTAACAACTCTATCGTGTATATTTCTTACTTCCTTTTTTCCAGTTGCCGTGTCGGTTACAATACTTTCAACACCAAACAACTCCATAAAATTTTTCTTGTTACGATAAAACATGGAGTCTGTGAGGCTGTATATATTTCTGGCATATTTTCCAGATGGATTAATCAATTCAACTGACGCTGTATAATATGAACTCCCAGATGGATAAAATATGGAAGTATTTTTTATTCCCTCATTAACTTCGCACAGACTATCATAATAAGTATTAAATCCATATGCATCCTTATGACCAAGATGTACACTCTGAACGCTCCAGTGTTTGAAAGTCTTAAATGGTCTTACTGTGATATCTCCTGCGGAGAACTGCTTTATCATATATAGATAAATATAATCAATGTTTGAGTATTCACTTGCCGATGGAGCGAGTTTTTACAATTGACAACATTTCTTTATAACCCATCCCAAAACACACTACTTAAACAATGTAAAATTTAACTTTTATTAGTTAAACATCTATCTTAATTTTTATAAGGCACTCGTTGGTAAAGTCTTTTAACAACGGCTGACTCAGTTTTGCAACAGCAACCAAGTCGTTTGTTTCATTATATAGACCAACCGAGGTTACATATACTTTTGGATTGGTATAAAAATCGGTGAATCTCAATTTACCATACTCCGAACTAGATTTGTCAGATATAATAAATGTTGGATTGTTGCTGTAATTATACTCTTGGTTCTTTACTCTCACAAAATAATGACGAGCGGGAACATATTCAGTTACTCTCGCTTTCATTGGCAACGCAGCCGCACCCTGTTTTATAGATGCGAAGAGAACATTCTGCATTCGTGCAAATCCATCACCCCAATAGTTTGAAGTATAATCGTTCAAGGATATTCCGCCAACATTTCCAACCAACGACTGAAGAACTGTCGGGTTCAATATGATTATTCCCAAGTCTGGGTATATAGATCCAATTGCTTCGTAATTTTTTGTTGTGGACAAAGATCCGCTTTCAATCGAACCTCGTATAAGATTATAACGCTTTCCACCAGTCTGCACACCAGTTTCCGGATTAATTCTGGAATCATCGATCAGTGTAATTTTTCCATTTGCTCCACTGGACCCACTTAGTGTAAATTCAAATTGACCAGGATCTAAACGATCTTTGTATTTTGTGCCTCTAAATGAAATTGCGTAAATATCATCAGAATCAATCTGTGTCTGGTTTCCGTTATTATCCGATTTAACAAATGTAAATTTAGAATCACCGGGTGCTAACAGTAAATTTCGGTATTGATTGTATATTGCCTTTGTTGGATATATCAAACTTCCCTGTGACGCGTTTTTGTCGAATGTTGAAGAACCCGATCCTGCGGAGTGACCATACGTAATCGAAAAATATACGTCGGAACTGGCGGACGCTACTGGATAATCATAAACGTTGGTATAATACAGTCCATTTAACGGTTCATACAGCGATGATGACTGCGTCGTTTGAATACTGCTGGTATAAAACTGAGACCAGTTCGTTTCGCCGTCGCTCCACATTCCAGTGGACACTGGTTGGGATCTTCCCGCCACTATGTCCGTTTGATCAAATTGCTTGAAGATCATATGATTTTAATTAATTTCTCACGTTAACAGTGACTGGGATCGAAATTGACCCGCCACTCTCGTTGCCAATGATTGTTAGAGTAGTTCCAGTTGTAGTGGTCAATGACATATTTGGTACAAATCTAAATCTTAATCCAAGTGCCACTTGTGCAGTTGTGGACGAAACATCCCCGATGAATGTTGGAATTGTTGCAGTTGTTGCAGTCTGAAGCTGCTCTCCAACAATAGTGCCAACGGTTTTATTAGCTAAAATTGCAGTGTATCCAAGTGTAGTGTTGTATGCTGGATTTGTGCTTGGAACAACAACAACCTCTCCTTTGTAATCATTGTCAACGTTGATGGAACTTTGACCAAGACTGATAACTGGGATTGAAGTCTGTCCAGAAGGCAATGTTACTAGCTTATATTTTAAAGCTTGAGTTTCATCTGTGAATGCTTCAAACACCGGAGTATTACGAACGGCGAGGTCATAATATGCCGATCCCTGTGGGTGATTTGGTTGATACAAACTATAATCAATTTCATCATCCGAAAGAGCATACGATGTGATATTAAGACCGCCTTTTGCCGCCAGCAATTCTCTGCCCTTTTTTGTGAGAACCGCATCCACAGTGATTGTCTGATTATTGATATACGCCATATAGTGTTACTTTCCTAATAAATATATACGCCATTCTCTTTTTTCTTATTTTTTTATATAGTTTTCACAATAACCGCATCAGTATTGTCGGTCAATCCAGTCTTTGGATCTACAGTAGTTTTTTTATTTTGACTACTACGTTTCCATTTATAATTGGTTTGGACTTTGGTTATTGGATTTGTTTGATATGCGTTAATTTCTTTTTGAGAAAACTGCAATTTGCTATATTTGTGATGAGTTTCCATGTAACCATTCAATAATTTGGAGCTTGTTGGATAGTATTCCATGGAGTAAATCTTGCGATAATTTAGACCAGAAGCCAGCGGCGCAAATAAATCGCCCGAACCATGTGTGGAAAATATATTAAATATCGACGATGTGGGAGCTTCTGATATAAATTGAATATTATACACCGTTCGTTCATATATTGAACTTGAATAATTCCCAGCAAAAAAACTTCCACTGAAATGCCCGTATATATAGCCTTCAAACGATTGAACACCACCATCAACATCAAAATATCCAGAATATGTAACTGGACATCCATTTTGGAACATACTTCCCGATATAATAATTCCTGGATTTACAATCGTACCATTCGTAATTGCACCGTATATTGGATCTATGTAAGGATACTGCACTACATCCAATCCATTTACCGAACCGGATATTATTCCCATAAGGTTATGAGAATTGGTTGTAGCATAATCTTGCCAACCGCGCATACCGGCATCAAAATATAAACTTCCGCTGAAATATGTTTTTGGTATAGATTGGCCTCTTGGAGAAACCGATGCAGTCATTGGATATCTGTCCACAACCGGCAATTTTGCAATATTAACCTTATAATAAGTGTTTGTGATTGTTTCCGTTTTTCCCGAAAAATCATTCACTATCTGGTTTTCATTCAATTGAGAATATGGAGCAACGTATTTTTGCGACACTTGATATTTTTTCGTGTATGGTATTACATCCGCCCTATAATAATTTCCATTATAATATGTCAATCCGTTATTTCCATAAATTTCAAAACCATATTGATCTTGTTCCGCCGGAAAAAATACTTGATTTACATCCGAATATGTTGCAATTCCTCTGTATTCCTGTCCCAATATTCCAACTCTATCCGGATCTTTTACAACGCTAATTTTACTTTTTGAATAAGTTTCGCCAGTTTTTTGATCTATGTTCTCTTTCACCAGCGGCTTCAATTGTAACTTTGGTCTTTCCAGTATGCTCGGTTCAATCAATATACCGTCCACTAATTTTGCTCTGGCCGGAATTATCCCTTTTATATATTTGAACATTGCCTTGTCAAAATAGAATCGAACAATATTCATGAAGAATGTGAAATCAATATTTCCAAATCCTTGGTCGTAATATATCTGTCTAAATCTTTCAAATTTATCGTAAGAATTTTTGTAAACGGATGCCGGATCTCCAATCAAATCTCCCAATGGAAATTCACCAAAGAACTTAATGATTTCCGTATTTTGCATTTCCGACGGAGAGAAAAATATTCCAAGCTTGTTTGAATCTGTACTTATCAGTTCACTCGTCATATATGACGCTCGTGTATCTGGAGAAAGATTTGTGGAAAGTTCTTGTTCCACATAATTAATTTTATTACTTCTGAATTTACTGGACCCATAATCGGGAATTTTCATTATCATTCGCACGTCCTTGCGAGAAAACTGATATGGAAACGACGGGCCTTCGGATGGGTCGCAATATGACAATCTCTCCAATTTACCAAAAGATTCTGGAAAGTTTGCGGCTCCAAATGTTGGAAAATCTTTTCTAAATGATAAATTATTCAAGTTCACCGCGTATGATTCGGTAGTATAAAGATCGACTGGTCGCTCAAATGATATTCTATACAAATTATCAGAAATCATTTCCATAGGATCTTCGAGGTCATATGCATTTCTGTGAAGTGTGTGTGCCTCAAAACGTGCGGTCGATAATGGAGTTTCCCATACTCGTATATCGTCAATATTTCCAAAAAAAGCCTCTGGGTCGATATTTAAAGACGCAGTACTTTGATTGTAATTTCCTATATACAGATACTCACCAGTACCAAAAGAATTATTGAAACTTCCACTCACGAACATACTGGAAGTTACACTGTAAGTTATTCTATCATCTTCCGATTTTTGAAGAAGTAGGTCATATCTGGTTGGATATTCATCCAAATTTATAGTTGCATTGAAATGAACATCAACATCGTTTCTCTTTACCATTGCGTGGTAAGAATTTCCATCAAATATTGGGGCGCGTGATGTAACGGCGGTCTTAACATTTCCATACCCATCATCTATACTGAAAAATAATTTCCCCCAATCATTTCCTCTGTCGCGAACAGCACCAACCACCCAATTATCAGAACAATTTGCCAATCTAAAAACCGTACCAGATTCACTTGTTTTTGCTGGATCAAATCTGAAATTGAATTCAATTGTCTTTGCACTACCGGTCCAATTAAGAACGAAATACTCAAAACTTCCGCTGAAATATGGCTCGTATTTTACTTCTTCCACGATATGTTCTGTAGTATCGGTAAGATTGCTAGTATTTAATATTCCGCCATATTCTTTTATTTTAATGATATTCTTTGGAACGCCAAAGCATGAAATTAATGCATTCAATGATGCTTCCGTCCCCTTCGCTTTGTATATGAAAGGAAGACTATTCAATAATCTTTTCCATATTATTTGGTTTCTTTGTTCTTCGGAAAGATTTCTGGCTTGAGAATAAAATTCAGATTCTGGGTCAAAATCGTTTTTTGAGAATGACGCCAGAATAAGCGGAAGGTTATCTTTTGATATTTCCGCATCCCACCCAAGTGAACGAAGCATATCTCCAACAATATCCAAGGATATTCCAAAATTTGGAGAACTTGAATAATTATTTTTTTCAGTTAACTGTTTTATAGTCAATGAAATATTATCAAAAAAATGACCAACCATGGCCACAAACTTTATATAATCGGCATTGTTGCTTGCGTCCTCTATAATGAACTGTGGCAAATTATTTATCAATGAGCCTCCATTATTTTTATCATAGAATGATGCCGACGTGTATCCATCAACTCCCTCTCCATGTTTTATATACCAACCGGGATTTTCATACAAAAATATTTCATATCCATCCATTCCAGCCTCCAACTCATCTATTTGAGAATTTGCATCAGATTTTTCTTTTAAATAAAATGCATCATTTGGATTTGAAACAAGTTTGGCGTTAATGGTGTCTATTTCATAATACAAAGAATCGATTTGCTTTCTTTTACCACCAAATGCTTGAAGTCTAATATCCGCCGAAGAAAAATTTACAAAATTTTCAAAGTTTCTGTAATTTGTAGTATCAATCAGTTGGTTTTCACGCGAACTTATCTTCTTTGCCAATTCATTGTATGCACTTCCGGTGACAGAAATTAGTTCATCCATCGACAAAGCTTGCGTGGAATTTCCCTCATTTTCTATTTTTACAAGAAAATTTGGTCCTCTCAACGGTATTGTTTTAATTTCTACTTTTGAAAAATAAAATAAATTCTGTACAATTGGCAAGAATCCGAAATCACATGTGATCCACGCCTCTGCACCCAAGTCAAAATTTTGTGGCAATGGATCTATTATTTTAAGTGCTAAATAATCATAGAACCTTGGATCTTGAGTTGGAATCAATTTTTGATTGATTATTGATATTTTTTGACCATTTGTAAAATTTAAGTAATACTTAAAATACCCAGATAAATCTATATTTCGCTTGAGTTCTGCCTCATAAATCGCGGGATAAAATATTTCGTTATAAAATATAGTTTGTAAAAATTCAACAATTTGAGGAAAACTATCTGGACGTTTGTTTGTGATATTGTTGAGTTCTCTATCAACAATAAACAAAAACAAACTGTAATAATAATCCTGTATAATTTGGAATGTAACTCCAGCTTCATAATTCTGATACATCCAATTATTGAACTGATTATATATTCCAAGAATATTATTGTTGGCAATTTGTCTATTTGATTTGTAATTTCCGGTTGATACTCCGTAATATATGTCGGTCAAAAAGTTTATTACGTCAACGTCCGTTTTGAGTCCATAATTATACTTCAGAGCAGCCGATCCACTTGGATTGGATTCCATCACTAGATTATAAATGTTGTATATTTGGGGATTGGAAATATTCGTTGATATTTCTTCAACAACATCTTTCAATTGAAGTCGACTGTTGGAAAATATATCATATTCTCGATTTATTTCCGAATCGGTACCTCTCAGCGTTTGAGGTATCAATGTTATTTCTTGTCTTCCGGTAGAAATAGTATTGATGATAAGTCTCTCGCCGTTTTGTTTTTCATTTCCAACAATATTTCTATTTAATTCAACATATAGCTTATAATTCCCATCCTGCACTCCAATAGAATTCAAGCATCTGCTTACATCAAATAGCAGTGACTTTTGGTCGCTACCAACAATGAAAAAATCACTATTATATTTCTTGTATGAGTATTGATTATACTGATTAAAAGAATCATAATATGACGCGGTGTGTTTTGTGTAAGAACCACTGGAATAAATGGTTGTGGAAGCAACAAATTCACCACTTAGCTCATATACGCCAACATTTATGATGTCTTTTTCCGATTTACCGAACGGAAAATTGCTGGAAGTTTGATTTTCTGTGTAAAAAATAATGTCCGACTGGGACAAGGTAGATCCATGACCCAAAGATTTCGAGGGATATGATATGAATTGCAAACTATTATTCAAATTTTCCATATAACTTATAATTCGTAAAATGTAGGATCAATCTTCGTCTCTACTTTAGTTGGAATATACACAGCATTTATCAACTCTATTGTAATAGATGAACTATATATCTGATCAGGAGCATTCTGTATTATCAAATTTCCACTACTATCAATATTTGGAATGATCGAACCGCTGCGAGTTAGTTTTTCTATGTCGGTTTGATTGTATCCTTGCAAAGTTGGGTTTGGATTCATCTTGAAATCTTAAATGGTGTTGGGATATCAAATGTCATTATAGACCCGCTTTGCTCTGTTCTTATTTGAACCTTGTAGTATCTTTCCGACGGTAGACCAGTTGTGTCTAGCATGAAATAATTTCCATTTGAATCAAAGCTCAAACGAGTAAAATTATCATATGGCAATATATTTTCCTCGCTCTCGGCGTCCTTTATTTGATAAAAGCTAGATGATGGTAGATAGTACTGTGATAAATAATCGGAAAGTTTGTTCGTAAATGTCTTTTGAGGATATCTTTTTCTGGGACTAACATCCAGTCTGATGATTGATCCAAACTTATATTCCGTGGCCATGTTTTTTATGCCAACTACGGCATCTCGAATTTGAATTGGGCTGGCACTTCCTGTATCAAATCCTGGTGACTCCCAACTTAAAACAGAGTCATCCCACGCAACATCCAGATATGGTGAATATATAGTATTTGTTTCTTTGCTGAAGAATTTCAAAGTTCCATATTCAACAGAACTTGATTCATCGCTGTGCATCAAAATTAAACCATTATTTTCAATTTCTTCATTTAACCACCCAAGCACCATGCTAGTTACTTCCATTTTAACATCGCTTGTTTGATAATCAAAGTCCTGTTTGGCACTATAGCTTCCAGAAATATATATATGTGTGTCAATGGCTGAACCGGATTTTTTGGTATTGCTGTCTATCCACCACACACCGCCGCCACTGCAATCCGTAAATGACCCCGTACTCCACCACTTTTCAATCTGATCCGCTCTACTGAATTTCCAATTTACACCATCCGGTGAGGTTGATCCGTCATATTTATAACCGGTGCCCATATCCCAAGATTGAGAAATTGGATAAGCAAATAATGTGTATTTTGTTGGAACTTCAACGGACTCACATATTTTCAGATTGAGGTAAAATTTAGGGTTTATTATTTCGTTATTTGTTATTGCGGTTGCAACATCGTCCAAATCAAAACGAAGTAGTGCTCTTGAAACAACCGAACTCATTGTGTTGGTGTATCTTGGTTCGTATGAACTGGAAATGACAACAGAACTGGTTGACTCCGGATTAAATGATCCCGAAAATGAACCACTCAACAATTCGCAACTTGATGCCGTGTATCCGACCAGTTCCGTATATTGAACTACGCTGGAGCATCCGTTGGTAGATATTCGCTTTTCCACTTCAAGCAGTTCGTCCAATCCTGTATTTTTATACATATAGGCTGGAAGATTGCTTATGTATGCGTCTTTAGTTGGATATAAAAAGTAGTGCATGTGCTATATTATTCACATTATAAATATACGCCGCCTCAAATAAATTTGAGCTATATTTACGCTACACGCCCCACTATATCTTTTGATGGAAAACGGACTTCAAATACACTTGGATCAATTGATGGATATATAACTCCATCAACAGTGGCTTTTCCTATATTATACTCATGCGGAGAATAATCCCCATCTTTTAATGTTAAATTCTTGACATTCAAATATGTCACAGATTGTACTCCATCCACTTTTGCGATTTCCAATTGAAGGCGACTTAAATTAATAGGTTGACAGAATTTAATGTTATTAATATCAAAAAATTGTTGAACCAATGTTAAACAATTTGCCAGAACTTCTCGTTTATTATAATTCTTGTATACAATTACCGTAAAATCTATTCCTATATTTATGATATATCCATCAATCATATTTACACTGTCTGTCAACATTCTATATTGATTTAGATAATTTTTCAAATTTTGGCGAATAGCTTCGTTTGATGTGATTAACCGCTGGTTGTTGTCATAACATAAGATATAAAGATTTATAGCGAACTGATTATTTTTATCTGGGTTGACTTTGTTAATTGTGCCCGGAGAAAAACGGCCCGATTGAGTTTCCGTCGGAGTCGCTTGTATGTTTGCCATATCAAGTTGCGTATCAGTTACTGCATAAACTTTTGCTATAGATCCATATTTTGATGGCATTGCAAATGTTCTTACCTCGTAATCTCCCTGAGTAACAACTCTGTTTTGTGCGGCGAAATAAGCAAGTGCGTTATTTCTTATTTCATCGTTTGTTTCGGCGCTTCTTCCACCCGACGCGGAAATGGGATTATTTACTTTGACGGAACGGCGTACGAGATTTGTAAGATCCAATTCAAGCTTTCCTATCTCGGTCAAATCTCCGAAAAATTCCACCGAGCTAATATTTTTTATGGAGTTGGAATTTATATTGCTAGTTATTCCTCCACCAACAACATATCTAATTGTCAGGGTGGTGTTTGATGGAGCCTGCCCGAATGACTTTGACGACAGAAAGTTAGATGGATCATATGCAATATTCTCAGCTCTGAATGTGGTAGGCTTACTAACGGTGAATGCGTTTGGAACAATGAGTTCGTCTTCTTTGATACTTGTGCCAGACCCAAATTCCAAAAATGTGGTATTGTCGGCACCAACTCCTGTCACAAATCTTTTTGCCGTGCGCAAATATCTCAACAAAAACGGAGAAGTATCTCTGTATACCGATAGAGTATTATCGTTTTTATAAATATTCTCGTAGTTGACTGGTACAAGATCTTGTGCGAGATAATCCGTTTCATGCCAGCGATTTCCATCGGAATCGTATATATCCATTACCTCAATTACATTTGGTTCGTCCAAATATACTTTTAAGAATGGAGACGGATTTCCAATAGACACCGTTTTTGTAACAATTCTACCAGAAAATGCATCAACCGTCTTTTTTAACACAAAAAAATCGGGTTGACCGGCTGCATTGCGTTGAAACACGGATACCTCCAGTGGATCGTTTTTTGTATCCACTGTAAAATCTACAGGAGAATTTGTTAAAAATGATATTCCGCTATCACTGGTAGTTGACATACCAGCTTTTATGATTTGAGAATAGTTTAGGTCGGGAACCATTTGACCGCCTGTGTTCATCTTCGATGGCACAAGTTGATATACATCCAACTTTGTGACTGATGGTGATATTGGCTTCATCTTATATCCCATCGATCTAGCGGCATCGATTATGTTCTTACGTTCTTCCGAATTAACCAACATAGATTCTTTAAATTGATAATCTATATAATACGACAACACATCTCCAACATATGCAGCCATTTCAATAAACATCATGCCCGCAGAAGCATCGCTAAAATCCTTGTATGTGTTTGGATAGTATGTTTTAGCAAAATCCATCAACGATTGTTTCAACTGAGTGAAATCTTTATTGAGATATTTTACATCTTTTTTATCCGGCTGAAATGATTTTGGTGTATCTAGTATCATATATTTCCAGAATTTACGGCAACTTCGATGGTTTGTGTTTTGTTGATACCCGCACTTGGTACCGTGAATAATACTTTTACTCCAACTTTGTTTTTGTCTTTGTATTCCGCGCTACTGGTATAAATTTGAATGTCTTGAATTTTTACATAACTCATCCATTTTGCAATATCTCTTTGTATGGAATTTTTTACCATAGGGGTAATATCATCTGTATAATTTTCAAATAAGATGTTCCACAAACCAGATCCAAATTCCGGATTCATTCTACGCTCGCCTTTTCTCGTTCTCAAAAGTACATTAAGGTTGCTTTTTATCTGTTCGAGAATGTCATAGCTTGAATTAAAAAATCCCTGCGGCCCATGAGTTATAGGCAATAATATTCCATATGTCTGTGACGGAGTTACCATTTTTATACCGGACGTTTTGCTGTTGCCTTGGCGTCAACAGCCTTTAGTAATTTGGAATAATCGCGCGACAGTGCATTCGCAACTGCCGCCATTTCTTTATTTTCATTCAATGTTTCAATTGGAAGAGTTTTGATGACATCCATTGCCGATGGTGCGGATGCTTCTTCATATGGAACTCCGCCGACAGTTTCATTCAGAATCTGATTGAGGATTGGATTTTTTGCAAACATCTTCATAGGCGGTGGAGTTTGTTGCTTTGCCGGACCATCAAACTTTACATTAAAATTTGTAGTTTTTGTTGGTATCGAAGCCATCGGCCTTTTGGACTCTAATATGGCGTCTGAATTCTGAGTTATTTTTTCAGCCAATACTTCCATCAGAAGTTGTGGAAGTGCATTATTAACTTCTTCTTTTACGATAGTTCTTATAATATCTACTAGTTCGTTCTTTTTCATATATATGGTTCCTTATATAAATATACAATATTTTTAATTATTATCCGGTTGGTGGAAAGGTATATGTCTTTTGTTGAGAATTTTGACTTATAAATTCCGATTGATTTATCTCCACTTTTGCCTGAAGTTCAGATGTTATGGACGGAAATGCATCTCCTAACGTGGGTATACCGGATTTTGGTACTTCGGGCGCAATTTCTGTCACGTTACCTTCTTCATCAGTTTCCGTTCTGGGCGGGTTTGATATTTTAAAGTTCAATTCAAATTGCCCCTGTGCGGCTCCCAGAACCCCGCCAATTTGGTCTTTTAAGTCTCCTATCTTTTCATTTATTCCAGTTTTATCCACAGCATCATTTACTTGATCCATTACTTGACCAACAATATCGTCTGCAATTTGGCTCAAGAGATGTTTCAATATTTCGCTTGGACTGTTTTTCATAAGTGCCCTGATAATGGATAGTGCTGCCAACGCCATACCCATATTAATTTTCAAACCTGGAATAAACGGGGGACATATCGTAGTATATTTCGCGAGTTGCTCGGCTATCCACTTTTTTCCAGCACCAAGATATAGTCCTATTTTGTCTAATCCTGGAAAATCTGGAATTTTTGGAAATTCCAATCCAAGGTCGCCAACTATGACTCTTATATTTGTTGGTATGCCAAAGGTTTTCAATGCCTCATTGAGCGGCGGTAGTGCATTATCCAATTTTCTCGTTGCGAAAGCAATTGCACCGCCCATGGTTGTTGGTGCTCCATATGCGGATGCAATAGCTCCAACCACTCCGCGAGCATTGGTTGGTATTCCAATTTTTCTACCATTTATTGTCGCACTCAAATTCAATCCACCGGTTGATGTACTGACTCCACCTCTACGATAAGATCCAAAAACATTAAAATTTGGAGTCAGTCTCAGTCTTGGAATTCCAAGCGATGGTGCACGCTGTTGACTCAATAAATTTGATATATTAACTCCACCGGGAGTTGATCTGGCATAATTACCAGGTGCTGTTTCAACTGAAAATGCAATATAGCGAGGTTTATTAACAGTAGTATTACTGAGTGTTCTTCGTGTTGGAGGCGCGGTGCTTATGCTTAATATACTCATATTATCATCCAATAAATACTCGGCTGCTCATCAATGAACTCAATTGAGAGCGAAGGGCAATCAAGCTTGTCTGTGATGCAAAAAGTGATTGCAATTGTTCAATCCACAAGATCGCCGCTGGAGGCAGAGCCGGTGTGGTCGGCCCAACCTTTGTTATGTGAAAATGTGAGATCAATGCAGATAGCATTTGTATTTGAGTATTTACACTTAAAAGCATCCAATCGCACAAGGTATACATCCAAAGCACAGTATCTCGTCCCTTCAATACCGGTTGCTCATTTGGAGCATCTTTGTTGAAATTTAAATATATCTTTGCCGCGTTCAAAGTCATTATTCCATTTGCAGAAGTTATGGTTGTATTTCCATATGAATTTAAACTTAATACCTGATCCGTAGTTATAGTTATAAATTTTTTGGAAAAAAACATCATTTCATTTGATCTGGCCGAAAATATTAATCTATCACTGTTAAATACAATCTGTTCACCGTCCAACTTTGATGGAAATTTTATTGATTTGGTTACATTAACCATACCGGTAGTTGTGTTTGGTGTAAAATTTGATTGGGTTTTACCCGAAGTGAGATGAATGGATGAACCATCACTGTTTATATTTTCCAGCGTCAATCCTTTGGCAGTTTTACCGTCAGCACCTTTTATCGGAGCTTGTCGGTTTCGTATCAAAATCATTGGATTTCCTCCTTTGTCGGAATATTCTCCAAGCCCATTATCATTATTTCTTGTAAAATCGTATGCTCCAAATCTAATCGAAGACCCAAACCTAGATTGAAGAATTGTATCTCCTTCAAACGATCTCAATGCTCTTATCTTTGGATTAAATTTGAAATAAGATCCAAGAACTCCGGTATAGTTTGAGCCTCCGGCATAATTCATTGTAGAAACTGGACCGTTTATCTTCTCTCCATCTTCATCGAGGTTTTCATCAACACCACCGGAAATTCTTTCTGCATAAATTAATGCGTTTGAATTTACATTGTAACTTGTATTGATCTTTCTTGTATAAAAATATTGATCCATGTACTTTCCAACAATGACCATTTCATTTATCAATGGATACTCTACAATTCCGGTGTTTTCAATCGGAGATGCCCAATTTAAAAGTTGCGTTTCAACACCGATGTCACTTTTAAAAAATCTAAACTTTATTTTACCTATCCAAGAATAGTCTGGATCTTTTTCACTTGGAGCACTTCCATCTATATTGGGTGGCCATTGTTCAGGATCGAGCGTTGATTTATTAAACATATAATGCGACTCGTCCATTATTACGTCCAATACAACAGCTTCTTCCAGTTCGTAAAAAAATATGCTGTCGGGTTTTCTTTCAATTACAAACTTCTTGGATGCCAACATGTCATTCTGCTTGACATTCTGCTCACCGCGTCTTTCTATTATTGAATGTGCCATATACTATTTTGATTGTCTATTTGAAACTTCCTTGGTACTTAGCTGCTTTGCCGTTTCTTCGACTGTTGTCATAAGTTGTTTTCTTTCTTCGTCGGTAAGCAACATACCTCCACCATCACCGTCCGCACCAACCTTGCCAGCCATCATTCGTTGTATAATTGCTGCAAGTTTTATAAGTTGCTCATCGTTTCGCACACCAACATCGAAATACTCTTTTAAAAGAGGAACAATCATTGTAGCATCGTTGATTGTTTTAATCATTTCACGAAGATCCGTGATCAAAATATCTATTTGATTCTTTTTTTCTTCACTATTTTTTATTATATCTTTACACAGGTCTGAGAAATTTTTACCTTTGTATATCTCTATGTCACTATTCATGTTCATAAATAGATATTATAATATATATTTAGATAGTTGCTCCACCAATTGTGCCTCTGTTAAGATATTCCTCGGCTATAATTTTTTGAGCAGATTTCATCTTGTTGATCACTTTGGTAATCTTTTGAGTCGGGCAGTCGGCTATTTCTCGTATATATAGATACAGTGCTTTTTTATTATATACATCTATTCTGTCCGAATTTCTGAATATTTCAACCACAGCATATGCTATCTTTAAATCCTTCTCTTTGTTGAAAAGTTTGTTAACGTTCTTGTCCCAATAATCAACCATCAACTTAATAAATTCTTTAGCTTCGCTTTCTCGCTTTCGATGTTCCGGTTCAACCACAAATTCGCCAGATTCACCCGTTTGCTCACAAATTTCAACGTGCTTTTTAAATCTCCTATAGGTCATGTTGTTGTCCAAGATGAACCAATTTTTAGCAACAATACTGAAGTAGCTGAATGCCTTGCCTTTTCCAGCTTCATATTTGCTCATGTTTGCCACCATATGTGATATGGCTTGTTTTTGGATTTCAAGAGGACTTACATCAGCATAGCTAAATTTGAAAGTATTATAAATGTTTTCTGCTATTTTTAAAAAGGCATGCTGAATATGCTCGTTGTATATTCTATCTTTTTCTCTTGCGTCGTCGGTACTATTGTATGCAACAATCGCCGCTTCGGTATCAGGCGTGAAATACACATTCGATATCTTCGGAACTGTTTCTTCTAATTTTTTATTTTTAGTACCCTTGGGCCTGCCTCTTGATCTTTTTAAAATTTCCGATGTATTTTCAAAAGTTGGATTGATTTTTATTTTTTTCACACGTATAGGTTTTTCTACACGTTTCTTTTCCATTTTTTTTATCTTGGATGTTTTCGACTTTTTCAAATTTTTCTTTTTATTCATGTTATTTTATTTAAATATTTTTGTTCAACCAAATCTATCGTTGAACTCTTTTGTTATTTTTAGTATATCGGAAAAAGTTCCACCCACGTCGTCATCTTTTTCAAATAAATTTCTATCATCTACCGATTTTATTCTGCTATACATTTGGTTGACCTCGTCTCTAAATTCCGAAACCCAAGACTCATACATTTCAATTTTCTTAATCATGTTATAGCATGCATACGATAAGGCACACGTTGATATTAGAAATAATATCATCAATATTATTATTATCCACATAAGTTACTCACTTTCTTCTTCCGAGTCTCCGATTTCGTATCCAAGAGACTCTTTCAGTATTTCGAGTGCTTCTTCAACTTCAATCCATCGACGGTTTTCCAGTGCATATTCAAGCAATTCTTTTGCTTCTTCAAGATTGTCTAGGTTAATGTTCATAGTATTTTCCATCCTTGTTCAACAAATTCCATTGCTTTTTTATATTTTATATACTGGGTTTCTCCGTTTTTTTCAATTACTACTTTATCATTTCTTCCATGTTTTATTTTTTTCTCAATATTCTTAACAAAACGAACTCCATCGTCTGTGATAAGTTTGCCGTTTAAATGGTCTATTTCATGTTGAATACACACACTCTCCAGTACACCATAGTCACTATAAATGCTATCTTTGGTGACTGGCTCATTATCTGGTCCAAATGGTAATGAATTTGCGTGGTTGAGAGTATTAACTGTAACCTTCATGTTTCGAATTGTGCTACCAGATTTTCCCGGAATACTCAAACAACCTTCTATATAAATGATCTTTTCATCACTTTTATCTGTTATCACTGGGTTCATTAATATGATGGGCGGCTGATCTTTTCTTGCTCGCACAATCGAAACACTTTTAGATATTCCGATTTGATTGGCGGATAATCCAATTCCCACTTTGTGGAAATCAAGTGCTTCTATAAGTTTATTTGCTATTTGCTGCCCCTCTTCAATAGAAGTAACTGGAGATGTTGGCTTTCGTAAGAATTCTTTGTCCTTAATAATTTTGTAAATCATTGATATGTGAATAGTTTTACTATACAACTCACATATATATCTAATTGTCGGATTTTGTCAATATATAATAAAACAATTTATGGTTGTGGGCGACTGAAATACTCAGATTCTCTTAATATAGGAGACGGCACTGGTGGCGATTGATTTATTATTACCGATTCCACCATATTTCTCAATGCCATTTCGTAATTATCCTTGGTGACTTCGGAACCTGATGTTGGTTCTGATGTTTTCGTTGGAGTTGGGGTTGGAGTCGCGGTTTCAATTGGGGTAGTACTTGGAGTTTCTGTTATCGTTGGGGTTGGAGTTATTATCTGTGCTGGAGTGACGCTTGGTGTTGGAGTGGGTTTTGGAGTGGGTGTTGGAGTGGGTGTAGGTTCCGGCGTCAGTGTTGGAACAATTGCAAGTTGCATATCATCTTTATTTTTCAACATTGTGTTGAAGGCCAGAACCAACGCTATTGCAAGCGGATCAAAAACCGCCATGATTGACCATATGAAATAATTTACCGCTTTATCCAACGGAATACCCAAACTGTTTGCGATGAACTTGAATGTACCAACGTCCGTGTGAACAATTTTTTCTTTTATTGTTGTGTTTTCATTTTTTAGATCCTGTATACTTTTTCTATATTCCGATATTTTTTTCTTTCCATCTTCAATCAATTCTGTTTTTTTAGAATTCAAAGATACTACCTTACTGTCGGATTCTTTGTTGTATACATCAATTGATGTCATTATTTCATCGTTTTCTTTTTCAATTTTTTTGATATTTGATTCTATTTCTCCTCTTTGCGAATTGCTTCTGTTTTCTATTTCAGAAACTCTGTCGTTGTATGCTTTGACTTGCAAAGCGTACTGAGAACGTAATTTTTCAATTCTATCTTGTGAAGATTTAATCTGAGCATCTATGTCTGAGCGTTCTTTAGATTGTCCATCTTTAACCGTTCTGGCCTTGTCCAACCCATTCTTTTTAAACAATCCACCAGTTCCTTCTTCCATCCATTTCTGCATCTCTTTGTCTAATATTTCCAAACGTGTATTATACAGTTTGATCTGTTCAAGTTCTCTGGATATGTCATTGTCAGAGGATGATTTTGAAATCTCAAGTGCCTGTTTTGCTGCCATTACGTCGGAAGACGCATCCTTGTTTGTATTTGCTGTTTTACGTATGTTTTCAATTTGTTGATTTTTTTGCGCAACTACTTGAAGTTTTTGTTCTATAAACTTCTTTCTATTGACATCAGCGGCAGCAATTTCATCCGCATTATAATCAGACTTCTTTATGATGTCTATTTCACTGTTCATCTCCGCAACTTTTATATTATTTGATTCTATTTGCTGTTCATATCCTTGCACCGCAATGTTTGTAGCCGTGTATCCCGCACTCAAATATCCGTAAATACCAACCGATGTTATACCCATAAGAAATATGGTGGCAATTACCATATATGTTTTCATGAGGATATTTATGTCGTTCCATTTTTGTTTGAGAAATGTGGCAGTAATAAGTTTACCAATTTCAAGAGCACTTCCCATTATTATAATTGATATGCCGCCACCAACAAACAACAACTTTAAACCAACGATGCTAAAATAAGCGCCGCACGCAGATATAACAATTGCACTCAATAATACTGAATATGCTAAAAATCTCATGTTGTATATATAATTTGTCTGAACATATAAATATCAACATTACTGACCATTGCGATGACTTATTATAAAGTTATATATAAAAACAGCCTCACATTTCTGTGAGGCTGAATTAGGGGTGATTGAACTCAATATCACCCTCCACCATCCAATTATCATAAGAACTGGAACTTTATATAACCTTTTACAACTGATATATTGTATGAAGATATATCAATTGTCAACACTTATCTTATAGCAATTTGACTTTTTGTGGCTTTTGCTCTTCAATTTTAATTCTAGGCAATATAATCTTGATTGCTCCATTTTGATAATCAACTTTTATTTTACTTTTATCAATACCTTCACCAACGGCAAAAGAACGAACAAAACTTGAACGCTTTATTTCTCTATAAACATAACGAGCATTATTGTCTGTTTCAGTTGATGCTGGCTTCTTTCCACCGCGAATGGTTAGAGTATCGCCTTCTAGTTCAACACTTACATCTTCCTTGTCTAGTCCAGCAACATCTGCTTCTAGCACAAGTTTATCTATATATTCAACCACATCCACTTTTGGAAAACTGGTTTTTGTATATGAACCTATATATGGTGTTACTCCGAAGTTATTGAAAACTTCATCAAACAATCTATCAAAAGGGGTGAGAAACTCATCCCGTGTGTATTTAGTTAGTGACATATTTATTGTATCCTTTATTTATATCGGCTTCATTATGAACACCGACATATACACATTATCATGTTTCGTGCCAAATATTGTGTCACACTGTTTACCTCGTAATTAATAAAAAATACATATTTTATGTGTATCATTTTGTCACACACATGAGACTATATGTATCAAACTTCTTTTCTTATATCTTTTGCATAATGATGAACTCTGTTGTGGTTCACCAAACTTGCCATCAACACTGCACTTCTCAATCTTCCTTTCTTCATTATCTGATATGCTTGCGACATTATTGTCTGCTCAAAAGGCGAAGCATACACAGTTTCCAAAAATATCTTATAATTACCAGCTTTTGTCATAACGCTTGGCCAATTGCTATAGTAAACATCTCCAATTAAATAACTTAATCCATCAATACAGCCAGAATTTTTCCATGCCATTTTATGTGTGCCATCTGGAAAATATCTATTCTTAATGTTTTGTGGAACATTATGCCAAGCCCATTGCTTGTGATGATCTCCAAAAAATTCACTAAACGAAATCTTAATAAAGTCTAATTTTTCTTCTTCAATTATTTTGATACATTTGTCGAGCCAGTTGTCACAATGCATATTCAATCCATTTTTACAAAGAATATTTTTGTTTTCCATGAGCATATCATCTTCAAACCACACGATATATTTAGCTTTGCTATCATGAAAATGTTGAGCTGCCCACTGTCTTGCACCACACACACCCATATTTCCATTGCGTATTAATTCAAATTTATATTTTTTTACAATTTCATCAAACGCGGGTCTAGTACTTTCGTCAATGCTATTATCAATCAGATACTTGTTTGTAGATGTTAATAGTTCTGGATTATATTTTTCAATACTGTCCAATAGCAATTGAAGCTGCTGTGGAATATTGAAGCAAGTGATATAAAGATTGGTCCCTTTTCCAGACTTGTTCATATCAACTTCTTTTTCGCTTTGAAAATATTCAACTCCTTCTGGAACATCAACGGTTGATATACTAACTTCGCGTTTGGGAATTGGAAGTTTTTTTACTTTTTCAAAAAATGTAGACATGAGTCCATCATTATTGATCATTTCAACATTCACCAGTTCCGGATTTGTATATGTGACGAGTGTAAATATACTTTCTTCAGTTCCCATATATCCGTCACTCAAAGAATCATTCAGAAGATTGTAATATATTCCGTTCATTTGACTCAAAATTTTCTTGTTGCCTCCAAAAAATCCTCCTCTAGCAACTCGATTGACTTTGGCGTTGGCATATTTATTCATACCATCAATTTTAAAGCCATGAACTTCTGTCGTAGTTTCATATGGAAAACATACATACAAAAATTTATTGAGCAATGGTTCAATCTTTTCTATTACATTATCGTGACTGAAATAACCGGGATGCACAGTTTGTGTAAGTCCGGCATCTATCCAGCAATAGTTTTCTGAATCAAATGGGTTAAATATAGCCGCGTCATTGAGCATGAACATTTTGCTCATGACTAAAGGATTGTATAAATCTAGTTTTGCTTGAGTTGATTCGGCGAGCCATCCAACCTGATTATACCAGTTTGGATCTTGTCTTATAGTATTTACTTTTTCATAAAATGAAAACCATTTACGAAAATCATCGGCACTTTTTGTTCTTATATCTGTACCAACAGATCCTTGTCTGGCGATATTTATAAAATCTACATGTGCAGGATCTACATAAACTACCATTGGAACATTTTTACATGCCCTGAGCAACTTATCAAAATGCTGTAGGTATTGGCTAAATGGACGCTTAAATCCAGTATCCAATTCACCTCGCTTTAAATCAAATAATCCGGTAACTAGTGTTGTATTAAAGTTCATATCAACGTTTTTTAATAAAAGTGTCTTCGATTACCAGCCCGTCCATCTGTGTACTATCAAATACAGTAAATGCTTCTTTGACCGTGGATAGTATCGGCTTGCCATTCACATTAAAGCTGGTATTTAACAATACGCCTATACCATTTATCTTTTCAACCTCTCCTATCAAATCATATAGCCAAGGATTTATTTCTCTCTTCAATGTTTGTACTCTCGCCGTGCCATCAATGTGTGTTATTGATTTCAACTTTTCTGCATATTCTTGGCGAACCTTGAAAGCAAAGCTCATATATGGAGATTCCTGATATGCCTCGAAATATTTAACGGCGTCCTCAATTCTTACAACCGGTGCAAATGGTCTGTACCATTCTCTATTTTTTACTTTAGCATTGAGCACATCTTTCATATGTGGAAAACTTGGATCGCAAAAAATGCTTCTGTTACCAAGTGCTCTTGGACCGTGCTCGGCATTTCCACGAGCAACGCCGACTATCTTACCGTTACAAATATATGTCGCCAGTTCATCGACCGGCGTATTGTGTTTGATATCGCAATTATATGAATGCTCATAGATGTAATATCCAACCGAGTCAATGTCCAGTAATGGCATACCGGAATACATAACTTCAATTGGTTTTTCAGGCTTCATTACATGCAATAATCCTCCAACCGCCAATCCACAATCACTTGGATTTGGTGGAACAAACATTGGACGGTTATATCTTTTTTTGATTTCTGTATTCAACAATACATTCAATGCACATCCACCGGTCATACCTATAGCATAATCTTTATACTTATCAAAATACTGGTCTGTAACTTCAAAGAATACATCCTCAAATGCCTTTTGAGAAGTTGCTGCGATGTCATATGCAATGTCACCATCAAATCTATCATTTGAATTAAACTTTAATCCAACCTTTGGACCCAGTTCTGCAAGTTTTTCTTGAATATTCTTACTATAAACTTCAGTTCTGTAAAATTGGCGAAATGCTTCCAACCATTCTTCTCGCACATTTCCGTATCCACACAGCCCCATCAGCTTGCCACTATATACAAGATTGCCATCATCAAATCCACTTTCTTGCATTATTGGTTTTAAATAATGACCAAACGTCATATATGCACCCATATCATATTTCGCAGAGAACAGCAGCTTCGGAGCTTCTTTCTTGCTTTCACAAACATAACCATTGAAAAATCCATCATTCCCACCACCATCAAAAGAAATTATTAGCATCTTTTCATATGGAGACTGATAATATGCACCTATTGCATGAAGATATTGGTGCGTCAAATCATGCAGCGGCTTTGCGTGTGGAATATTATCTTCATATTTCACATATATGCTTTCGCCATTGATGATATTTATTGAGTGCGAATAGCTGGTAACACATACATCAAATTTATCTATACCATATCTGCGTTTTATCATTTCACAGATATTCTTAAGTTGAATATCTGCGTTTGGAATAGACTTGTATTGGCTTATACCAGAATTCTTATAGCCATTGAAGCGTTCCATTTCAACTACATATATTTTGTCACCAACATTAAATGCAACAGATCCATTGTGCGAACCGTGCATTGAAATAATGTTCATTTTCTAAATTCTCCAGCAAATTCCGCGTATGTTGACGTAGTATAATAATGATATGTTGTTTTACGTTTCAATAAATCCGACATATCTTCCTGCGGCCAACCGTGATTGATTAGAATAGGATATGATGATATAAAGTTGCGAGTTTTCTGAAGAGTTGTATAATAATAATGATCAAGCTGATCATATTTTTCATATGACCAATCAAGAATATCCTGATACATACTTTCTTTTACAACAAGTGCATGTGCGGATTTTGCAGATTGAATTTTTCCAACATTCTCATCCAGCTTAACTAATGGAGAATGCAGTATTGTTCCAAAAAACATAGCATCCCAATTTATCTTATCGGCTTGGTCGAGAAACTTGAACATCGTTTCTTTATATGGTAATGAATAATCTCCAATCCCAGTTGATGGAGGGTCCATCACATAAAAATCATCTTCGCAAATTAGAACAGATTTCCATCCGCGCGATATTGCAATCCTGATGATCTCTTTATGTGCTTCTCCACAACCGGCGTATTCCCCCTTAACAATTCCAGCCATTCTTTCCATACCAGAAATATCAAACTTGGCAAATTGGTCTTCGCACTGCTTTTTACGATCAGTTCGGTGATCCATGTTGATGTAAAATCCCCCATCTGCGACTTTTCTGTTATAAAACGCAATCATAAATTTCCTACAATTCTATCTCCCCAGCCAGTTGATTCGCTGTGTGACCATGCAACCCAATGATGCGGTTGCTCGGGTGCATTGAATGTTCTCCAAAGTTTAATGTACTTGTCGCCAGATGGATCTCTGGCTTCCGCCAACAACCGTTGTATTTCTGCTTTATCAGCATCCTGTCGATACAATACTGTGTTATCTTCTCGCTCAAATGCAACGCACCAAAAATCATAGTCATTTAATTTAAATTGATTGATGGGAAGGTCTATGCAATGTTTAAAAATTTTAAGAAATGAATCCTCCCATTCAGCATCGGTTTTGTATTTGCTACTCTTATTTGGTGGATACGCCTTGTCTAGAGTTTCTTGTTGAACAGCACGCTTTCCAAAATGTAGACCGGAGTATTTTTCATAATCTTGCAGTGTTCTCTCAGTTCCAAATCCATATACTCCCCAATTAATTGTTTCATGCTTTTCACCATCCATTGAAAACAATATGCGATTGCGTCGATGGCATAGGTGGTTTCTTTCACCCCAATCTTTTTTGTCCGGAATTTTGCTTGTATTAGAAGCCGAGTGATCGTCCCAATGTTTGGCGCGACCTTTGCGAGTATATTCATGCCAAGCCACAAGACGGTGTGGATGAAAAAGATCATACCCATGAGTAAATGCGCGAACTGCAATGCTGATTTCTTCTCCGTGAAAATAATATTCGGGATCGTGCTGAACTTCCTTGCAGAATTTTCCACCCGTGAAACAAAAATGTGCGGAGTAAAATCTGGCGGGTGTGGGCGACGACAGATCCTTCCAATTGTCAATTGACGCTGGTAGAAAAAAAACAGCACCCTCTGGAATAAATCTATCAAAGTCCATTCTCCACGGAGTTTGTATTCTGGAATCTGGGTCGTTGTCCGGATCAAACGACGGAATGTATCCAGTAAGCAATGGCTTATTGTAGCCCATATTTTTAAGCTGTTTATACATGCCAATTACGACCTCATCCCAATCTTTTACAAACCTGTGATGTGAATCAAGTTGTAGAGTATATTCTTCACCATCATATTGTTGTTGAATTTGATTTCTCGCCCAACACGCTCCCTTGCTTTGCATGTATGGAATATCAATTATTTTTACATTGGGTAAATCTTTAATATCATCTATTTTTTCATCCTGTGAGTGTTGCCATGCAATGCAAAACACAAGATTTTCTGGAAATTTTGCATTTGCGATACAATCCTTTATAGTTGGCACCAGTTGCGGATCGCGGTATGACGCGATTTGAATAAATATTTTTTTATTAAAATTCATATAACATTTAGTTTACTACGTTCTTGTATATATACAAGCTATAATAAATAATTTTAACACGATTGGTCAGTTAATTCCGCACTACCATATGTCACACTTGTTATTTGATTAGCACAGCCAGCATTTAATATCACTTGACCGGGACTAAAACCATATTGGAAAGATTGCTGTACTGAGCCAAAACTATCAACATATTCATAGGCTAAATATCCCTGCCAATTGGCAGTTGCGTATATATTATACGTTGGAAGCGATGGAGTGTCTGATATAAAATTGGCAGTGATTGTAAAATCGCTGGAAACATAAAAGCCATATGCAATCGGGTTCAACGAATAAGGATCTGATAATACTACACCTTCGGGAGCAGTCCACACACTGAATATAAACCCAGTATCGGTTTCAGCCTTCAATTGCATTGAACCCGACCCAACATTTACCGTGCCACTGTTTGGTCCATCTATTCTGTTTGCCTGTCCGCCTCCACTTGATACTATACTATAATTGTAATATGTTTTATTGCTGGTACTGCTAGGCGACGGCGACGTTAGTGGACTAGTTTGGCTCACAGAAGGAGTCTGTGTGGGTGTCCTCGTTATCGTTGGGGTTGGTGTTGGAGTTTGCACCGACTTTGTAACAATCGGAGTTTTAGTGGGAGTTACTGTTACGGTTGGTGTGGGTGATGGTGTTGGTGGAATTTCTTTCCAACCCGTATTTTTACTATCATTCTCAACTTTTATATAAAGCTTTTCATCGTCCGTAATAATATCCAACCCAATCAGTCCAAATACTGATTTTTCGGGATTTCCATGTACTGTCAATTTCTCGTTCATAAATTATACAGACCAATACATAGTTTTGGTTGGAGTTGCGGTTGGAGTTGGAGTTTTTGTTCTCGTCACTGTTAGCGTCGGGGTAAAAGTTCTGGTGGTAGTTGTGGTTGGAGTCAACGTCGGAGTTCTGGTCACGGGTGGTGTATATGACGGTGTTGGTGTTGGTGTTGGCGTTGGAGTGGGCGTCTGTGTCGAATTGTCGTCTCCATACAAATCCCAACCACTATTGCGAGTGTCCTCTCGTCTTTTCGAATAATAATTACCATTATCCGACCCGAGAAATTTACCAACTACTCCAAATACGGAATTTTCTGGATTTCCTCTTGGATGTATGTGCCGTTTCATACACTTTATGGAGTGATTGTTGGATACACATAATATGGAGTTCCGCTGTAAACTGTGGCCGCGCTTCCAAACAATCCATCTGAATACTTTATCCAATACAATTCAAATCTGTATGAATAACTGGAATCGAGTGGTGGATGTATTGTCTCATATTGATTATTCCATGCAACGGCTGAGTGATCTCCAGAGTGAGACCATTCGGAAGTTGCCGGAAGCCATTTCCAAATCTTGCATCGCAATCTGTAAGATCCTGTAGCGGATGCTGCAAGAACGGTTGGGTCTGTAGTATAAATATAAGGAGGATTATTTCCTTTAAACGTTGTTGTACTACCCGTTGTATAACTTAAATATACGTTGGGATGTCCCGATGAAGTATATGCCGGTGGAGCGACCGGCAAAAATCCAGACGCCGTAGTGCATGACATTGTTACAAAATTCCATGACGATGTCTGTGCCGCTCCGTTACCAGCATTGTCGTATGTGATCCAATATAATTCGGCGGGTACGACGCCAACTGCCGGTGGTATTATTTGGGAATAGTTATTATTATACGCAACAGTTCTGTGAACAGCCGCCGGGCTCGCGATAGAATAAAGACCATCCCCACTTTGGCCCGAAATTTTGCAACGAAGTTTGTATCTATTATAACTTAGTACAGACGTGTTTCCTGTGTAAACATATGGAGGATTGTTAAGCGAGTATGTTAATGCGGACAAATACACATTACTTGTTCCTGGAAAAAGTGGAGCAACAAACGTTGATGCAGTTGCAACACTCATAGTAACAAGTGTAAATGGAGCCCCGCCGTTTACCGAAATACCGGGATAATTTCCGTATATATCCGGTGTATTTCCATACTCCACATAATACAGTTCTGTGTTGTATATTCCCACGGGAGGAACATTCAATGGAGAATAATTTTGATTAAAGCCAGCATCTGTTTGGGTTGCTATGTGCTCTCTTGCCAAGTGCGGATCTACACCAATCAACTCGACCACCTTTGCTCTCAATTTCCAACGAGTGAGTGATGTAATTGCTGTATTCGTGGTAAACACGAACGGACCATCGTCCAGTCTGAAACTGTTTGCACTTAAGTATATTCCTGGCGGAAGTGGTGGCGTTGGTGTCGGCGTGCCCGTCATAGTAGGCGTCGGCGTAGGCGGCATTGGCGACGGTGTAATTGTAATTGTAGGAGTAGGAGTAGGCGTCGGAGATGGTGGAATGTAATTGATTGCTCCATATTTGGACGTGTATCCTTGAAAACTAAAAGTGCATGGTGCCGCACTTGCGCTATAAAATACATATAAGCTCTTGTCCTTATGAACAACTCCAAGTTCAAGTAACGGCAATACATTTCTGCTGTATGACGCGCTTACTAATGGAACTCTGTTGTTATTGAATGAATCTATTCCACTTGCATTTTCATATGCAACATCGTCGGTAGATCCTATCGACAACAGTGGAGCACCGGGTGAATACACAAAGCAGTCTGTTAATACATAATTGTCTGGCAGTACATCTCGTTGAGTTCCATTTCCGAGATATCCGGAAGTACCGTCGCTGAAAAATATCAATCCAAATTGCTTGTTTGGACTTGTTGCCTCAGCACCGGCTCTTGGTAAAAGCAAGTGGTTGTCACCCACGGAATCCAACCATTGCGTTGGACCGGGATTTAAATTCTCTGGACGATATGATGAAACAAGAGTTGCTTCGTTGTTTCTTGTTCCGCCATAATAATTTTGTGCAACTTGCGCTCCCGACAATCCAGAATTAAAAACATGAGCTTCATAAATTACACAGTTGATATTCCAATGACTACCAGACTGACCATTGCCCATTGTTGTATACGAGCTATTTATAGCATTTGGTATGCCGGTCAATGTGCCAACCAATTCCGCATTTACATAAAATTTGAAATTACCAATATAATCTTTTGTTATAGTTGCATCAAATGCCCTGTTTGGAAACTTTTTGATAAAATCCGGATATTCGATTATTTTTTCAACCACACCATCGTTCACATATCCAATCAAACTACTAGATTGAACTCCAATATATGCGCGAGTGCCATAATCCGCCATTCCTATAACCTGTGAACCTACGCCGAATAACACTCTACTTCCAGTATCATTCAACAACGAATCGGACGGAATAAATGCACGAACGTTGAGAGAGAAATTATCTCCAAGATTATTCGCATTTCCATAACAGTGCATATTCAATTCATCCAATGGGGCAAAATTCGGTGCAAAGGATAATCCATTTGAATTTTGATATCCATGTTGTGGAACGGCGTAATTTACAAAGCCTCCGGACACAATATACTCAGACAAATCGGATGCTGAGATTTTTTTTGTTTCTCCGGTCGGACTCGTCAGTTCACTAACATCCACAATTGGAATCCAGTCTCCTCTGGATACATCGGTTGCGGTAATCGTGCGTAATTCAGTTGTCTTCTGATTTGACATAAAAATGATATCTTTTGATTATAAATATCAATAACCAACCAAAATATATATCATTTTTTCAATAGGAGTTATTATATTACCCAAGTCTTTTTATCTTTTTTACAATAAACTTGGTCAATGCACTGCGAAGAATGTCATCATCTGTGAATTCAAATGTATATATGCCATTTTCTTTGCTGTCATCATCGTTGAACAAGTTGAATATATCTCCAAAACCAGATCTTGTTCCAATGTCAGATTGTTGTGGATCTCCGCACATAAATACTTTACAAAATTCTCCAGTTCTTGTCATCATGGTGATCAATTCTTTTCTGGTGCAATTCTGTAACTCATCACCAACCACAGCCTTTGCATTCCAGTTTAATCCTCTCAAATATCCAATTGGCAATCCTTCTACTCTATTTTCTTTTATCAAATATTGAATATCTTCTTTTGGTAGAAGTTCATCCATTTTGTCTATCAATGGTCGTTTGAATGGAGATAATTTGTCTTCGGCTTCACCGGGTAATGTGCCCATTTTAACATCTGCACTTTCAACAATACTTCTTACATAAAGTATGTCGCTAATTTTTTTCTCATTCATGAGCATCAATGATGCTAGTACAGACAAATATGTTTTTGTAGAACCTGCTGGACCGGAAATCAACAACAGTTTTACTTTGCGATCCATTGCCAATTCCATAAACAATTTTTGTTTTGGAGTTAGTTCTCTGTGCAATATGGTCAAATAATGATCTATTTTATTTCTTTGATGAACAACCGGACTTTTATCTTTGGTAGTTTGTTGAGATGAAGTTGGAGTTTGGCTTGGTGCGTTATTTTTCTTCTTGTTGTTCAGTCGTTTTTGTTTTGACATATTATTTTTTTATTTTTTTGTATGTGAATATAGTACTCAATTTATCCAATTTACTTATAATTTTTTTAATTCTTGCACAAATTTGAAACTGTTGATGGTCCATACTGAACTCAAAGACAGTTTCTAAACTTTCCTTGAAATCTTTTCTTTGCAAGACCACCACAAAACTTGAATTTTTAAAACAGAATAATTCTATTCCGCCAAGTTTGTTGGCTATTGCATACTCTATTGTATTTACAATCTTGTTGTTTATTTCTTTTCTGTTTTCCTGCACATACTTTTCCATATCGGAATTGTCGCTTGGAAGTTCAACAACTTCATATTCTGAATTTAAAACTTTATTAGACTTCTTCTTACGCGGAGTCTTTTTCATATACTGAAGATAAATATATCTCTAGCCATGCTTTACCCATCATATTCACAAATTTTTCGTTCTGAGAAAGTTTTAGTTCTCCTGTAGAATCTAATATAATATGTACAACTTCGTGAAAGAATGTTTCTATCATTGTTTCTTCTGTAATGATTAACTTTCGTTCCACCATTTTGCCGTCTTCTTTATATCGTTTTGTTACTTCTCCCAAATCTTGAATTTGAATCAACTTCAAATCTTCGTCCGCGTTTCCATAACAATCCTCGGTTTCAAACAAATCTTTTTTTATAACAACGGTATATTTGTGTCCAAGTAGTGTAAATTCTTTCGGAATATTGATTTTTTTAATTGGATTCAGCACTACATATAAGTATCATGGAAAATAGAAAAGAACCTAATTTAGTTGATAAAGCAAGAAGTTTGGGAACTGCTGTATATAATTGGGCAGCAAAAGATGGACTTCACAGAGTTTCGCCACAAGTACTTGAATTTAGGAAAAATATATGCAATTCTTGTGAACATTGGGATAAAGAAGCATTTGGATGCATGGGAAAATGCAATATATGCGGATGTTCGGCAGCAAAATTATATATTCCGAGCGCATCATGCCCACTACCAACTCCAAAATGGAATTCAATAACTTCTACCGATCCACAAGGAAATTCAATTTATTTAGAAAAAAAACCATCCTTAGTGGTGACAAGAAGCCAGCCGACGGGTTCTAATTATTAAATTTGCATTTACTGCATTTTTTCAATGTGGCAAAGCATTCGTCGCAAACTCCATCAAATATTTGGTGTATCTTGTTTGGCTTATATGCCAACAATACTATTTTATTTTTAAAGTCTCGACATGACTGGCATACATAAACTGAGCCATTACTCTTCAATATATCAAGCTCTTGTTTGGTTATGATTATTACCTCAGACATTTTTGCAACAGTTTATAATAATAAGTATAGTCCATTCTGCGCTTAACACTGCCAGATTTGTGCTTGAATACACTTTTTATAGTAACAAAATCGTCTCCAATTTTTTCTGTATCAAACATAGTTGACAGATATTCATTCACCACAATATCTTGTGCAATATTTGCCCATTCTCTATCATGTTTTGGATTTATAATCCAGTGTGCAAACATAACATGACACATTTCATGGCAGATAATAAATACTTTTTTTGTATCATCACATTTCTTCCAAAAATTTGGATTGGCAACAATTCTAAAATTATTATTGTGTATTTCTAACTCAACACTTTCAGCATCTTTGTTAAATACCATATGCTCAAATGTTCTCCACATACCATCAAACAATGGATTGACGCACAAAAGTTGCATTGACAACCAACCAAAATCTTTCTTGTTCAATTTTTTCATAAATAAAAAAGGGGAGCATATGCTCCCCTATATTTTATCGGCTACGGCGAGCCTTTTTCTTGGGCCTCTCGGTCTTGGTGGCAACATACTTTTCACCAGCAGACTTTCTGCGTGCTGCATTTACCCACGAGTTGCGCGTCTTGCGACTAGCAAACTCGTATGTTTTGCCTTGTGCCAGCAGACTTTTTACCTCTTCCTCGGAGGTTGCCAGCAGGATTTTTTGCTTTAGTCCAGTCATAAATTAACGACGATAGTTGAGTTGACGAACATCAAGCTTGCTACCATCTGGATTGCGCTTGATAATACCTGCCCAATACTCATACTCCCTTTGGGCATCTAGCTTGGAGTCATACTCCGAATCGCTCACGCGGATGCCGTTCCGAAAAATGGCATACATTGCAGTTTCAGTTTGATTGTCAACTGTGTTATTTTGCATACTTTTTGTTTTTTAGTCGTTATACTGAGAATAGGCATAACTGTCAAGCATAGACAGTTCGTCTGTGATGTCATGAATTGTGGGCTCAATCATAGCTGGTAGCCCAACCATCTTAACAGGCTGTTGTGTGTCCACAGAAACACTGTTCTTGGGACGACCAACGCCGCGAGTTTGTTTAGTTGTATTGGATGTTTTATTCATCTTGTATATACTGGCTGCGCATTTAATAAAAGTCAAACACTTTTTTCGTAAATATACTATTTATAATAACCCCGCATGAAAAATAGCATATACACATTTTTTGATAGAATGAGGCATGCTGGTATACATTGTAAATGCATAATAAAATGTATAAAATTAAAAAGAAATCCTATGTTTTATATCAAAGGATTATGCCGTACATTATTTACTATAAATTATTGACCAGACTCATTCACATTCATGATGTTATTAAACTCTGCCACAGTCATGCCAAGTGCATCTGCAATTTCAATTGCTTTTATATTTTTGTATCCCATTGCCAACAATGCTTCACGCTTTTTTGCTGGTGGTAATAGATGAATCTTTTTATTCAATTTTTCAATTTCTTCTGGTGACAATGATTTGATTTTTTTCACATCACCAAACAGTGTAGAAATAAAATCTTGTTGATTTGCATCTGGCTTGCCGGTGTTGGCATCAACATCACTTGCTTTGGTCAATGGCGTCATTGATGCATTGCGACTTCTTTCCAACCAATCAATTTCATAATCATTCAAGTCGCCAGTTAATTTTTGCATGTTGTTGAAATAGTTTTTTACCCAATTCCAATTTTTCACAACTTTTTGTGTATTATTCCAAAAACTCATCAGTTTCTTTCTATACCACAAACGACCAAAAATTGTTCCTTGTATGTTTCTGAAATTAATACCTTGGTTTCCGGTTCTGCCGCCGTTTTTTAAATATTCATGAAATGCACTTGGTTGCGTCAACAGTTCTCTTAACGCAACTATATTGTCGGTATTTATGCCATTCTTTTCAAGTCTTCTTTGCAAACTTGCGTCGTTGGCATCTGGGCGGTCCAGTAAATATATATACAAAGTTTCCATTGTATCCATGATGTCAGCGTGTATTCCACCCACATTGACTATGCTGCATTTTTGTGTGATAATAAAAGCAACAGCATCTGCATCTGTCCATTCAGAAATTTCTTTTCCCGACAAACCAACCACAGCGTCAGGATCTTCATTTATCAAATCTTTTAGTTTGATATGACCTTCCAGTGCTGGTACAGCAGCATCTGCTCTAGCAGCATAATCAAACCCTTTGGCAGCTTTTTTCAAGTGATCTGCTTTATATGTTGATCCAGCTAATTTTTTCTTTGCTTTTGAATCCAGATGTTGAACCGCCAATAGTTTTTTTATTTCTTCTGGACTCAATTTTTCTTTGTTTGAATTGCCCACAAGTTCTGAATATGCAAACAAACCTCGCGTGTCCACAAATTCATAAGCAAACTTTGTTTTATCAAGTTTCATTGCACTCATCAACTTTTCAACAAGTTGGAAATTTTCATTTACAATTTCATCCTTGCTGTTCCAAAAACTGATTGCATTTTTCTTGATCCAAATTCTACCAGCCGGAACAGTGGCTGAATCGTCCGCGTTTCCTCGAATATTCAATTGACGAAAACGCAGTCTATTGTTGTGTAAATAATTTCTGATTGTTTCAACATCATCACCTTGTTGCTGCAAACCAACAAAACCCACAGTTGCTGCATCATCACCATCATCTTCTTTTTCTGCGTATGAATATGCAGATATATTACCAAACACATCACGCTTGATTTTATACATGTTTTTGAACGTGGCGGCATATAAGGTGGCTTTATGTGAAGCTGTTTGCAACATTTCTTCCATGCTGCCATGGGTGTTTTTTTCAGAATACATTATTACACCAGTTTCAACATCAAAGAAAAAAGCATAAGCATCATTAGATAAATATTTGAATGTTGCACCAGTTTTTGGCACAGCTGCACCAAGACTGTTTAGTCTTTCTGCATCAGATTTTTTTGTTTTATCATTTGAATTTCCCGACAAATCAATTCTGTCAGGAGATTCATCCAATATACTTTCCAACAAAAATTCTATATCAAATGGCAATCTGGGCTTGTTCATATATTTTATAAATATAAATATACGAAACTACTGACATTATAGCGGTTTTGGTGGTGTTACTCTACCCAGTGGCTTGGTCAAAACTGTTTCATAACCCATACGAGCATTGGTCTTGTCAACAATACCCTGTTTCACAATCTCAGCAGCAGCTGCATTATAGTTTGGTGCAGAAGTGACATCTTTGGTCATGTCTTTTACAATTTTTCCAATTTCGGAGATATTTGGTTTCATATATATCAATAAGTATATGCTCAAAAAATTTATGTACATATATACAAAAACTATATAACAAAAATCTATATGTTGCGTAAATTGAATAATATAAGGATATATACAAAAAGTCTATATACAAAAATTGGAAAAATTCTAAATTCAAAAATTAGAGTATAATATCATAAAAGTGTGTATAGGATATATGATATTTTAACTATATGATAAATATATGCACAACATATGCTTTTTGTATATATGAAAAGTGTATAAGAAAAATTGACCTCGAATAGAGAATGAATATGGACCCCCGTGGGGGGTGGGGGTTTACCCCACCTAGAAGGCACCAAACACCCCACCTAGAGGGGGGAGGGGTGGGGGGTTAAAGCCACCGTCCCCCCCCGCCCCCCGTGCGGGGGTGGCGTGGATCACGCCACCCGCTCAACATAGAACGTGGTGCCAGCCACATCAACCTCCGTGCTGTCACGAAAGGTGTCGGTGGCAGCGTCGTAGAAGCATACGTCGCCGAAGTTGGCATTGCGAACGTCGTTGGGAAACGACACCTTACCCGTGAGGACACGGCGGTCGCCCTCTGTGCGGTACACGCGATAGTCGGCGTACTTGGCATTGGCGGCTGCGACCGCATTGGCGGCGTGAAAGGCGGCGTGAAAGGCGGCGACACGAGCGGCGAACGAGGCAGTGGTGTTCATCATTCAGATACTCTAGCACATTTATTATAAATTGCAATAAAAAAAGGAGGTTATTTCCTCCTTTTGTTTTATTTCATGAACTCGTCGATGGTGTTCAGCAACTGTTCTTGTGTGTCTGCTTCATATGATGTTGCATATGCATGTTGTGCAACATATTTGCTGTTATAGTAAAATACATACCAGCCTCTGTAAGTGTAGGTGATTTTCATGTTTTTTATTTAGATGATGCCCGCGACCAGCATCCAACTTGGACTGCCTTCGCTGTCATAGCCGTCTGGCTCAACTACCTGACCAAGCATTGACTTGGCAACACCATCGTCGCTCCATTTTTCCATGGTCTTGAGCGAAGGAGCCTTGAACTTAGTGAAGTAGCGTGGCAGACTAGAGCAGCGCAGCTTCATGGTCACAGGAACGCCGCCAGCACTGCCACCAGCCAGTGCGCAAACAGTGCCACCATCCTTGAAGATCACATTTAGGTTTGTGCCAACAGGAATAACCAGACCGTTCTTGAACTTGATTTCTTTGTTATTAACGAGGTTCATGTTATAAATACTGACAGAGTTTTTATAAAAGTCGAGCAATAATTTTATCCAGTGCGTCTATGCTGCGCTGCAAACTTTCTTTTTCTTGCTTTGCACGCAGTTGCAAGTATTCAACACTAACGTTTTGATAAAAATTCTTGATGTATTCTTTGTTGGTGCTGTTAACATTTCCGTTCATGATGTCACGAATGCATTCGGCGCGACTGGATTCATAACTGTCATAATCCAAATTGTCTATTTCCCAAAGCAAAATTTCTTGCAAGACGCCAGGCAGATCAAAGAAGGATGTTGGTTTCATGTTATAGGGTGCTGCCAATGTATGAGAGAATCAATCCAATACAGCACAGCAGTAATGCCAATTTACGGTATTTACCTTGCCCAATAGAATGGTTGTAAATAAAAAAGCCAGCGATAGAGAGCAAGCAGCCGAATAAGAGCAGGAATGATTTCATGTTATAAATACTGACAGAGTTTTTATAAATGTCAAGGATTTTTATGGTCGCCAAACCAGATTCCGATGGGCGACTTGGAACGATCATATGCGCCATTCGCGCCGATAGGATAAATAAGATCAAGCGCATTTATGCCAGAAAATCGACCAGTTACACCGTTCATAACATCACAGCTAATGTCTCCACCGTGAACTTTCTTGATGTCGTTGAGTTGCTTGATAAGGTCTTTAAGTTTCATGTTATAAATACTGACAGAGTTTTTATAAAAGTCAAGTCAGATATGCCTTCAATTCTTTAAAAGTTTCAAATCGGTCATATTCATCTTCATATTGACAAGTATCCTCATCCCATTTGCGAGTGCGGAGAGTGAAGGGAGCGGGGTGTCCAACGTAAAGGGGATCGTATGAAACGCCCATTTCGTATTCATTTGCATTGCTGATATACTCTTTTGAACTTCTGCTGTAATAGAATCCAAACCCCAACTTGTTCAACTCGTCTATTTGTTCAGTGGTGATCATGATTAAGAGAGTAGCAGAGTTTTTATAAATGTCGAGACTTATTTTTTCTTTTTAAACAAAATGTTATGGATGGCATTTATGTCGTCGGCTGAAATTTCATCGGTTTTGAGAAACGAGGTGAACACATTTCGGATGTCTCTTTTCATTGAGTCAAGCTTGATCCACTCTGCAATGTCAATGTTTTTTTGATTTGGTTTCATTAGCTTTCTTCCCATTTGCCAATCGTGCGGAGAAACGCCTCTGCTCGTTGATTGGCGGTGGCATGGAACGGATAAACTGCAAATTGGAAGGAAACACTATCCTCCATTTCGCGAAGCTGATTGTAATCAAGCACCTTCTCCGCTTCGTGCATTGCGTTGAGGTCGTTGAGGTAGTCGGGGACGCCACAACCAATAGTCTTGGTCGGCAGCGCGTAGCTCCATTTCATTGTGCCACACGCTTCTGCGATGGCGGTTCTTTGTTTTTCAGGTTTCATATTTAAAACTATGAACTATTATTTATAAAAGTCAAGCAGCCTTTTCACCTTTGATAAACAGCAATTCTTTGACCTGCTTGATCTTGACAGTTTGACCTTCATCTGCCAGAATTTTTGCTTCTTTTATAGCAGATTTGAGTGTTTTGAGTGTGGTGTCCAAGGTTTCATCGTCATATTCTCCCCAACCACTTGTGGCACCAATCGTGTAGAGTTCAAAGTATGTCTTGGTAAGTTTCTTGGATTTCATGTTATAAATACTGACTTACTTATTATAAAATGTCAAGCACTCAATGCAAAATTGCTGCCAAATTTTCCAGTAATATTGCTGCGTTCAAAAGCAACAATGTCATTGTTCACAGAAAAAACAATTGAACGTATGATGCCATATTCATCAAATTGAATGTTCAACAGTTTATATGATGTGTTGGGTGCTACAACAATCCAAGTGTTGTTGTAGGTTTTCAAATTGGCGGCAATGTTGAAGATAACAAATTTCATCTTGGTTAAACTATGAACTATTATTTATAAAAAGTCAAGCTCGCAGCGGCGATACTTTGATTTCTTTGGTGGTGATAGTGATGGTCTTTTTGCCGTTCTTGGTGGTGGTGGTCTTGGTTTCTGCAAACCACTTGACCCGCAGGTTCTCCACGGGAATGACCTCGTTATCACCATGACCCAGAACAATGGTGTGGGGCCACGGATAGTAGGTGGCGTTGGCGTTCTTTCGCGTTTCCAGCACCCTGCCAGCTCGCACGGTGGTATTGCCGCACAGTGTGGTGTAGGCAAATGGCTTGGCGACAATCAGCTTGGTGATGTATTTGGTGGTCTTCATCTTGAATACAGTATGAACTATTATTTATAAAAAGTCCAGACAAAAGCATATAAAAAAAGAGGGAGTCGCCACCACGCGACTCCCTCAACTATGAACACTCAACCTAAAATCTTAGTGGTGGTTATAACAAGAAATCGGATTGCCACTCCAAACATAATAGTTGCTGTAGCTGTTGTTCTTGACCCTATAGCCGTCGCCATCAGCAGTAAAACGCTTGGTCTCGGTATCACCCTTGATGCGATCCGTAGCAGGCGTGCTGATCCATTCCATGCCACCGCCGCCAGTGTATTTGTTGTCGGCGGGCAAGCGCACAATCTTGACGCTCTTGCCAGTCACACCCACAACCTTGGCCCAACTAGCAATGCTGGCTTCATAGCCAGATACGCTGACCAGAATATCGCCCACCTTGGGACCATTCACAACAACCGTCTTGTTTTGCAGATCAGGAGAAAAGATAGAGTTCATATTATAGATACTGACAGAGTTTTTATAAAAAGCAACTCTATTTTTTAGTCAAACGCAGGATGACTGGCATTTGCAACATAAATGTGAAAATGTGCTGTGCTGCGTGGAGCACGATATGTGTCAAGATTTACGTGGTTTACGTTGACCATCTCGCTGCGAGCACGCACCCAACGCAACAGTTTCTGAGCATCTCCGGTGCTGCCGTCAATAGCCCAAGCCACACGGCTGGCTCCACCTGTTGCTCCACCCCAGCCGCTCATGCACTTGTCCTTGGCAACGATTGCCCACTTGTGGGTGATTTTCTGAGATTCATTGCGATCATCTACGGTTTTCATATTATAGATACTGACAGAGTTTTTATAAAAAGCAACTCTATTTTTACTGCCACTTGTTGTTTCTGTTCTTGCGAGTGTAGGCACCTTTGCCTTTTTTGGTCTTGTGAATCTGATTGCCCAGATTCATGCCAGAGCTAAACACGCTGCGAAGTTTGATTTGATTGTTGGTCTTCATGACACTAACTATGTCAGAGTTTTTATAAAAAGCAAGTCTATTTCGTCAATTTGGTGTTCACAATATACTTGATCAGGTGGTTGAGACCCTTGCCCACATACTTGCAACGCTTGAGCAAGTATTTGCTGTCATAATTCGGAAACCCACTTTCTTCTTCAATCTCATCGGGTGAAAGAAAAACCCACTTATTTTCTGCCCTGAGATACAGATAAATAAAACCTTCTTTATTTTCAACGTAATAACCGGGTTTTGGTGATTTGCTCATGTTGTTAGAATGTCAGAGTTTTTATAAAAGTCAAATCTATTTTATCCAATCTGCTGTTTTTTCAACCAAACAAATCTTCAAGTGTCAACAGGCTGGTATTTTGATGAACGTAAGTGTATGATAAAGGATTGATTTCTTTCCAAAATTTAGAAGCAGCAAGACCTGTGGCTTCAAGACTGTTGGTTGCTGAAATAACATAACTGCGTTCTACTGTTTCATGATTATTGACAGAGTTTTTATAATAATCAACTCTATTTTTTACAGCACAAATTGTGGTGATATATTGCATATTTAAGATACTGTCAGAGTTTTTATAAAAAGCAACTCTATTTTATCCAATCTGCTGCTTTTTCAATCAGCAACAAAAAGCCAGCAATAACAAGTCCGAAAATCATGATGATTGGGCCAACAACAATAGCCAAACGAAGTGATGGTTTTTTTGCAGCGTCTTCAAGACTGAATAGCACACACAGTCCAAACAAACTCCAGATAATAAAAAATGCGGTGATTAAAAATGTATATGACATATATGATTTAATTGTTTTATAAATGTCAAACAGATATTGGTGATGGGCGACCAGTGGTGTCATCAAAAATATAATTCACTGCATCCTCCGACTCAGCGGCACGACTGTCAATTGGAACATACCAACGAGAAAGCAATTCATACCCAGCTTTTTCAGCTTCAATTTTGGTGGCAAATCGCAGAGCATTGCTTGCCCAAGATTTTTCGCCTTGATACATTGTGCAAACTTCAGTTTTCCAAGATTTCATATTTAAGATAATGTATGAGTTTTTATAGAAAGCAAGAAAAATCTCAAGCTTTAACTAGCCGATATTTCACACCATCCACTTCAACGAGATTGCCTTCGCAAGATGATTTTGGCTTGATGTATTCGTTGAACTCTTTTTCGGTCATTGCTTTACCATTAACATACCATGCTTTATAACCATTAGCCTCTTCAATAGCAGGACCATCAAGGCGATGACGTTTGCCATCAACATACCATGCTTTATCACCATTAGCATATTTAAAAGCAGGACCATCAAGGCGATGAAGTTTTTCTTTATCGTTATACCAACGAATTGTTTTATATTTATCAACAGTTACTTTGTAAGTTTGCATGAGTGGAAAAGTAGCAGAGTTTTTATAAATGTCGAGACTTATTTTACTTTTTTGGATGATAGTTGAGCTTTCCAAGCAGCAACAACTGCATCAACTGCGAACTTATGTTCGTCTTCGGTGATTCTCAAAGCAGCACAAGCTTCGTCCAGCTCAAACACAATGTTGCCAATTTCAACGCCAGTGATAATTGATTTGGAGTTCATAAATAAGATAATGACAGAGTTTTTATTAAAAGCGAGACTTATTTTAAATTTTCAACGGTATAACCACGCTGCCAAGCATCCATGAGCTTCAACAGTTGCTTGGTAAATTTCCAATCAGCTGTGCTGTATTTCTTGATGAAATAACTAAACTCAACATCAGATGCACAGGAACACAAGATGCCACGCTGAAAAGCGGCTGCACCCATAACAGTTGCTTTGTTCAAGTCGTTCTGAAAATCTGCTTTGGTGAGGTTCATACTTAAAACAATATCGGACTTTTTATAAAAGTCAAACTCAATCATCAACAACGTTCATGTCGCTCAGAATTTCTTCGGCAACCTCCCAAGCATCGTTACGATGCTTGACGGGCAGGATACCACAATAGGCTCCGGTCATCTCGTCACCGTCAATGAAGACGGTGTAATATGCTTCCCCGTGGAAGTCAATTGGTTTTACATCAACTTTTGGTGATATCATGCTTAAAAACAATATCGGACTTTTTATAAAAAGCAACTCTTATTTTATTTATCCAGTTTGGCGGCGGATACCCGTGTGCCTCCTGCCGGAATCATAGCAACAACCTTGCCGAAGCGATACAGCATAGACACTGCGCTTGCTGGGCAAAAGCCGTGGCTGTCTTCTGGCGCGTGTTCGTCGCGATGAATGCCTTCCAGCACAACTATCATTGATACTTTTTCTTTTCGGGCAACTTGGTTGGCGAGGAGATATGCGGTGTTGAAGTTCATATTTAGAATAATGTCAGAGTTTTTATAAAAAGCAAGAAAAAAGGGGAGGTTTTTTATGCCTCCTCTTTTCTTATGAACCCAACGAAAAAATCAAAAGTCAAGAGCGTAATCTGCATTGATGATTTTCACATCATTGTCGTCAAACACAAGACAGTTTTCACCGTCGTCACCGTCAATCCAATATGTCATGTCACCTGTTGGAGTTTCATGAATAACGGCCACCGTGCCGTTGACATGGCGACCCTCATATTGCATATTTACTCTGTCGCCTACGAGCAGCATGTTATTGATCCTCCCCGCCAAAGCTGTCAATAGATGGGCAGTAGTTTTCCTCGTCGTCATAGCCAGCGGAACGCAGAGCGTCAGCATCAGCCTCGCCGTCGTGGCGAAACTGGTCAGGCTCGTTATCATCAGCAGAGCTACCGAAATCAACAATGCCTTGCTCATGCAACAAGTCCACGAGATAATCAACATCGTCGGTGTTGATTGTCATATTGTCATAATCAACACTGTATTGGGGCGTGCTGTCAAGCTCCAGAGCAGTGACGGCGAGCAGAAACAGACCCTTTTCGGTGAAGGTGATGGAGGAGTTCATACTTAAAACAATGACAGAATTTTTATAAAAAGCAACATCAAACTTCTACCAACTTGTATTTTTTACCATCAATTTCAACTACCTTGCCAGCGAAAGACGCTTGCTTGGGCTTGGTGTGAGCAAGAAACTGCTCCTGCGTCAGATTCTTACCATCCACATGCCACTCCTTGGTGCCAGATGCATATTCAACGGCAGGGCCATCCTCGCGATGACGCTTACCATCCACATACCACTCCGCGCTGCCATTTGGATATTCAACGGCAGGGCCATCCTCGCGATGACGCTTGTCATCCACATACCAACACTTGAAGCCCCCCACAAATTCAACGGCTGGACCATCCTCGCGATGACGCTTACCATCCACATACCACTCCGCGCTGCCATCCGCATATTCAAAGGCTGGGCCGTCTTTGCGATGCAGCTTTCCACCGCTGTTGCGCCACTCAATCTGCTTTTTGTCGTTGACCGTTACAGTGTAAGTTTCCATACTTAAAACAGTGACAGAATTTTTATAAAAAGCAACACTTATTTCACAAAAGTTGCGATTGGCGCAATTGTTTCATGCAAGCTGCGAGCAAAATAGCATTGATTGGTGTCGCTGTTCCAACCAGTATAAGTGAATTTGCGACCATCATAACTCAAGACCTTTTTGCTGATCTTCTTGACATCGTCCCAACCATTTGGAACATCAATGGTTAGATATTCACGAGCAACATCTGGACGATATGAGTAAACAACAGAAATGTCGTTGGGAAGAATGGATGCTTTCATGATATGAACAATGACAGAGTTTTTATAAAATGCAACACTTATTTTTTCTTCTTTGGCACACTAACAATGTATTTTCCACTGCGTTCAGAGAAAGCATAATTGCTATTGGCTGGATTTTTCTTGGCAAATTCAATAACTTGCTGCTTGGTGAATCGTTTGAGTTTCATTTCAACTGTTTGTTTGAAACAGAATCTCTTGCTTCAATAATTTCTTTGAATGTGCAATAAGTAATATAAGTTTTTTGAGCTGGACGATATTCGACTCTACCATTTTCATATGACAAGTAAATGCCCCAGTGAGCAAACTCAGCCCCTTTCTTTACAAGAATACTATCTCCAATTTTCAGTTTTGGTCTCATGATCATAACAATGACAGAGTTTTTATAAAAGTCAAGATGAAAATAAAATAAGTGTGCGTGAGTTGATATGCGCACCCCATCATTGAAATTTATTTAAACGATCTCAACGTCCTTGAAATAACGCTCAGAACGATGCAGAATTTCACTCCAATCATTTTCTACGCTGCTTGGAATTTCATCAGCAAAGTGCGGAAACGCTTCGGCACGACCAAGTGCAATGTTCAACGCCAGTTCTGGGTTGAACTTGTCGCCAAGATTAACAGCGCACAGGCTGTAACCAAAGCCAACTGTATTGTCGCTGCGCTTCACAGCTACGACCACGCCGACTTTTTGCCGTCGCCGGTTGCGAACATACTGAAAGATAGTGTTGTTGGGAGGATTGGCCATCATATGTATTGTGTTGTTGTTTGACTGAAATAATAATAATGTATGATTTTTTATAAAAAGCAACTCTATTTTTAGCGAAGATACGCAGGACCATGTTCAGTGAACTTGGTCAGCACGTTGGCATCTTTGACGTTGCCGCGCACGCCTTTGGCAACAGGAGCCTTCCAAGTGCCTTTGAGCAAATCGCCAGTGGCTACGTCATAGAAGCAATAAACGCCAGTGGCTTTGAGCGGACCAGTGCGATGCGGCACGCGCTCACACTTAGCAAGTTTGGCATAACGCTTGCCCACGCTGTCAACCATGACGACGGGAGCATCATTGTGCGTGAAGTTGTTGCGTTGCCAATAGTCAGTGATCTTCTTGTTCACGCCACGAATAAAATCCGTGAGCGGCATATCATTTTTCAGAGCATCAATGGTGTCGGTCTTGTTCATGTTTAGAAATATGTCAGAGTTTTTATAAAAGTCAATCACCAATCAAACATTTTGGGAACCATTTTTCCATTCTCACGTAGCCAACCTACGTTTTGAGCGTGCAGGTCAGGAGCATAACCCTTGGCAATGTATGGTGCCAGTTGCCTCGCCAGCACCCCTACAGCCTCTTTTAAGCGGGTTTTCTTCACAATTGGCTGCACAACCCACCCCCGCTGTAATTTGGTCGTAGGAACGCACAGAAACGACGGCGTTCGGGGTTCTAGGATGAGCGCAGGTCGCTTCACGACTATGCCCAGACCATGATGATAATACGCATCAATGACGCGATATGCCGACTTTACTTTCTGAAAGCCAGCCACATTTATGTTGTTCTCAAACAACAATGTTGCAGAATTGAGTGATTTTATGATTTGTTTTTTGGTCACGCAGAAATAAAAATGAATGGTCCACCGTTTTCTGATGGACCATGTTCAATCAGCAAAGGTCAGACACCACTGCCTCAACCGCAGATGTCAGCGGCACAGCAGTCTTGGCATCAGATCGAGTGAAGATCAGTTCACGCGCGCCTCGCCGAGCCTTGGCAGGCGTCTTTGCGCCAACCACAGTGATGGTGCCATCCGCCAGAGCCTTCTTCACGCGCATATAAGCTGTGATATACTTGGGATGATTGCCAGTGGATGTCAGGCTCTTGACCGTGAAAGGCTTGCTCGGAAAGTTGAGCGTGAAGTTATACTTGATGCGCTTGGATGCAGTGGCAGTGGCAGTTGTATTGGACATATTGTTGTTTTTTATTACTTTATTACTGTAGCAGAGTTTATATAAAAAGCAAGACCTATTTTTTAGTTTGGGTTTTTGAGCATACTTTCATATGCTTCTTTGATACGAGCATGCACATAATTTTGACGAGATTCACTGTCTTTGAGAGCAAGAAAATCATAATCTGTTGCAAGCATTTTTAAAGCACCTTCCAAATAACCAGCGAGAAAAGGATAGTTGTAATTCATATTTAAGATAATGTCAGAGTTTTTATAAAAAGCAAGATGAAAGTAAAACAAATCACTAAAAACTCTGCTTCAATTCATATCCTTCATTCTGAAACAATGCACAGATTCTGTTGTAAATTTCTTTCTTTTGCATCATGTAACTATAATCACGCTCACCTGATCGAAAATTGCTCCATTGATTTGCTGCATAACTTTGAGCCAATTGAGCCTTGAGATCATTCACATCTGCATAAGCACCACGAAATCCATAAAGATTATAGTGAGCAATGAATCCGCTTGACAAATTAAGAAACTTGTAAGCAGAGCTGCTTAAATGATTGATGTCATTTGTTTCAAATACTTTGCGAATACTTGAAACAATGAGGTCGGTTTGGCGAAGAGTTAAAAGATCCATAAATAAAACAATGACAGAGTTTTTATAAAAAGCAACTCTTATTTTTTTAATATGACTTCAACTTGGCAACTTTTCCTGCACTAATTTTTTTATGCATATCCTCCAAAGAATACTTGACAGACGATTGGCATACATCATAAATAGAACAGCCAAAGCAACGATCATTGAGATTGCGATTGGGATAAACGCAACTGTTTTTAGTTTCATTCTCAAAATTGAGAGGCACGTGCGGACTCTTGAAGTAGTCAGGATTGCCGCTCCAAGGAAAAATCAACACCTTGGGCTGTTCTGGCTGTTTGACTAGCTCAACCTCACACACAGCTAGATTCTTGGATGCTTTGGATTTTTTAACAGCCTTTGCAGCCTCGTTGTCCAATGCTGGCAGCTTGCCATCATTTGCTTTTAGAATGGCTATGATGCTGTCAGAATCCCATCCAGCATCCACATATTTCTGCACAGGTCGCAGCACATAATTCTTGAACAACTTTTCTTCAGTGCCATATTTCTTGACAACATCCTTGAAGCGTGGTTCTGGAGCAAATGTTTCTTGACCAGAAACAATGCATTTCCAATAAAAATATTTTCCGTTGCCGCTGGTTTCAATACCAGAGGGTCGAACAATGCGAGCAATTGATTTACGAGGCATATATATATTAAGACCTAAATTTTATAAAAAGTCGAGACAAATCTGGCGTGTTTGTAAAGTATGCGCCACCCACTTACGAGACCAACTCGCTACGGTAAAAATTTCTCTCATAACACCTAACGTTGCCGCACAGTCTTGACCAATGCCTATTTCATTATTATCAAGATTTATACCTGTCGGCAACCAAAACATCAATAGGTTCGTGAAGTCTGTTGGTATTATGAGAGTCCAAGGAGATCAATCCTTAGAAAATTTTAATGTGGCGGCGGTAGTTTTCAACCGCTAATACCCAGCACAAGGAAGGGTTGCTCCATACTTTGCTTCACCACAAAAAGTTTTTAGAAAAGAACTTGTCAATCAACTGCATCATGACCTAATTCATTCTGCAATGCTTCGCTGGCAGTATCCCACCTCGCGTCCGCTAGGCTACGGCTTCTGTTGATTGACTATCCCAACACTAACAGACTTTTTATAAAAGTCAATAACTAAACAAAACTTTCCATTCTCCAACAGCCAAACCTTTGTTTTCTTTCATTGCTGCATATGAATCTGTGCGACTAGGTATATGATATTCTTCTGTTGCAACAAATGCAAATGGCTTCATAGAGTTTTTGGTTCTGCTGTTTAAGAATTGAGAATAAGCATATTTCAGAACATCTGGATTGAATGTAACAGCATCCTTTTTGGAAAAGTTCATCACAATTTGTTTTGACGTTGGATTATAAAGAACAAACTGCTGTGCATCTTTATAAATGATGGTTTCTTGAACATATTTTTTACCCAACTTTACTGCATCATCGAATGAAATTTCTGGAATAAACAATGATCTTTCTTCAGCAGGAGTGCCATCATCATATGTGTATCCAGACTTTTGCTCAATATATCCATGACTCAAAGCACGCACATCTGCTTTTAATTGTGCAAACAACTCTAGGTTTTTTTCTAAAGTATTTTCATTTCTGAATGGAGAAATAACAGCAAAACTTTCGCTGTTGGTGATGTGTTGCCATACACGACTCAAAGTTGTTTCATTCACAACTTTGAATTTATTTCCGCCGATGTTCTCAAAAATGTTATTTATCATAACAATAAATATCAAACTTATTTTGAAGAAAGTTGATCGCAAACAAACTTGAGAATTTCACGGCTTGCATCAGCGGCATCTTCTTCACGCAAGCGATATTTATCAAACAAAATTGTTGCAATGCCTTCTTCTGTGGTAATTTGATCATCGGGATCAATTTGATCCATGTCAAATGGTTTTGTTTCTGGGTCTTTTTGTACAACACCCAAAATGGTTTTGCAGTCTCCATCATAATCACTTCCAATAGCAGTCACAGTGCCTTGCCATTCACTTCCTTTAAAGCTGCATGGCACAATAACAGTGTCGCCAACTTTTACATCAAATTCGCCAGATAAATAGGTGTAACTTTGTTCGACAACGATCTTTTGACCACCAAACACTTCATCTCCACCATCAGAACTCAAGATGGTGCTTGGAGCGTGCTTGCGAATGAGCTTATAGAACTCAACCACAACACTGTCATATGGTTTGCGAGCAGTTTTGCAAAACTCAAATTCACTTGCACCCTTGTAAACAACAGCAGTTTCGTGCGAATCGTCACCGATACCATTGAACATGATATGCCGAGTATTAAAAACTGGCTTGCTGCCAATGTTACCATTGGCATCACCCAACGGCACATTTGAATTTTTAATCAGTTTCTTTACGTCCTCAGTCAATGCAGCCCACTGAACATCAGTGAAAGCAGGTTTGTTTTTAAAATAATGTGTAAATCCCATATAGAATAGAATGATTGTTTTTTATAAGAAAGTCAATACTTATTTTTTCAATTCACCAGCAAAATCTTCATCAAGAAAGATACATACACCGTTGTTGCCTTCGCCACTTTCGGTTGCATCCCAAACATCGTCGCAACTATTTGGAAAATGTTTATCAGTGAACTCAACCATCTTTTGATAAGTTGGCAGTGGAATACCATCAGGTGAATCAAGCAGATCAATAACGAGGCTGCGAAAATCTTGTTTCATAGTTTTATTAGATTGATTGTTTTTTATAAGAAAGTCAAGAAAAATCATTACCATCTGCATCTAGCATGAAAAACTCAGAAGCAGAACCTTGGTTGTCCAATGCCTTAACAACTTGTTCACCGTTCAATTCTTCACTCTTCACCACTTCAATCTTACCAGAACAACCGCCATCTTGGATGTCATATGCAGTTTGTTCCAATGAATCAAACGCATACACCTCCTCACTCAACACTTCGATAGTAATAACTGTTTTGTAGAATTTACGAGTAGTCATAGTTTTATTAGAATGATTGTTTTTTATAAGAAAGTCAATCAGAAAAATTGTCCACGGAGTTGAACCGTTTTTCACATAATATGATCATGGGCCACCACCTTCTAGCTAGAAAGGCTGGACAAAAATTGAATCAGCGGTGAAGTCGCAGCAATTTATCTTCACTTTACATATACCTGCTTGGATATTATCCTCACTGAACAAAATAGAGAATGAACTAAATTTATAAAAAGTCAAGAAAAAAGATTTGTAACGAGTAAGCCTCTATTCGTGGTCTTACCTCGGGGTCATACGGACTTTTACCGTCTTCACATAGAAGCGCTCATGCTTCCGATTTTTAGCGTTACAAAATTGGTAGCCCTACGGGAAATCGAATCCCGCCCTTCCGGATGAAAACCGAATGTTCTAACCGATAAACTATAGGGCCAAAAAAAAGAGGACGGGTTGGAATTGATACCAACTGACAACGCCAATTAACCGCAACTTAGCAGGGTCTCTTGTTGTCATAGACTCGAAAGGCTGCGTGTCCATCCACGCCGCCGCCTCAAATAGAAATGTAAAAAGAACAAACAGTATATCGTAGCCTACTCAAAGACTTGAAAAAATAAGCACTAAATTTGGAGCCTGTAGCTGGATTTGAACCAGCGAGTTCCTTGCGGAATCTAGTTTACAAAACTAGTGCTATCGACCACTAAGCGATACAGGCGTGTTTATCTAAAAGAACATACATAACTATAAACGTATTTTATATTTTGTCAAACTAAAAATCGTGCGCCGATGCCGAGTACACGGCTTCTATAGATTTGAACCTACTTCACCCACTCAGCACGGGATGGGGAAACTTTTGAATTGTCGGGCACGTTACTCCGACTGAACAAATTGATTCAAGCAGATGTTCGGTGTATTTGTCAATTTCCGCACCGTAGTAATCAGCCTCAGACATATTGGGCGATTATTTTCATTAAACGGGTATCTACTTGAAAATTAGATAGAATCGTATAGGCCGTAAAAACTTCAAGAGTCTTTGGGTCTCGTTATTCGTCGCACCCTGCGAAGTCCAATTAGGCCGAAAGATCGGCATCATGTAACCTCTGATACGATTCTAAAAATGGTGGTCTCGGTGGGATTTGAACCCACAACCAATTGATTAAAAGTCAACTGCTCTACCATTGAGCTACAAGACCAAAATATGAAAGAACCTCTACTTAACTTTATCTACTCTAGCACACTTTTTATAAATGTCAAGACAAACAATCTTCAATCTGAGTGTAAAAACCATCATCAAGCAAACTGTTGCTGTTCACATCATAATTCTTTTTGATCAACCTAATAAGTTTTGGATGCTTTTTCTTGATCTGCAACAGCAACTCTTTTTTATTTTCTTTGATTAACTTTTGAACATCTTTACGAGCTTCTTTGATTTCTTTGTATGTCATGATAATGAATTACAAAATAACAAATGCGGATTCATCCACACCCTCTGCAACTTCTTTATGAGCAAAATAAATATCTTTGTAACCGTGGGTATTGTCTTCGACTGATAGCACTTCTTTAACATCTCCACTCTTGATCTGTTTGGTATATTCTTCACCCCAATTATAATCATTGACCGCGAGCTTGATATTTTCTGTGAATTTGATTTTCATTGTTCAGATATTCTAGCAGATTTTTATAAAAAGTAAAGAACAAAGTGGTAGGAGGTGAGGGATTCGAACCCCCAACAAGCGCCTATAAAGCACCAGTTTTACCATTAAACTAACCTCCCACAATTTAAAAAGTAAAGCTAAAAAATGGTGGGGCAGGTGGGATTCGAACCCACAACCAAAGGATTATGAGTCCTCTGCTCTGACCGTTGAGCTACCACCCCAATAAAAATGGTGGGTCTGTCGGGACTCGAACCCGAAATATCTCTTTAGAAGAGAGATGTGATAATCCGGTTTCACCACAAACCCATAATGTTATTATCTAACATATATTAGCATGCCACCGATTATAAAATTGTCAATTCTTTTTCTTGTTGTCGTTTCTTTTTTCTAACACAAGTTTTGTTTTGTTTTCTGGATTTATCTTGACGTAAGCAGGAGTCGATTTAACGACGGTGATGGCAGGGTGATTGTTTATGAACGAAAACCCAGATGAATTTGAGAGTTTCATGGGAAAAAATAAAGTTGCTACTCATAATAAATAGCAACTTTTTTTATTAAGTCAAAACAAAACTAAAAAATCGTTAAAGATTTTTAAATTATTTCTCTTTCACAAAAATCTTTTTCTTCTTTTGTCAATTTCTTGTTGACAAACGAAATCATTTGACGATTGATCTCAAATGTACCGTCAATATAATCCTCGGGTTCTGGCAAAGGAGCATCTTCTGCTTCAAGCAATGCTTCTGATAGACTTTCTGCTTCAACAAGCAACGTGCCTGTTACTGCCCACTCAACAGGAATATGATATAGTTTTTTAGTCATTTTATTTGTAATTTACAGTAATTTTTATTTTAGACGCCGCACAGACTGTCGCGCTCAAGAAACGTGTTCACGTCTGCACCTTCAACGCTGCAATGCAGATCACGCTCAATCTTGAGCCCAAACATAAGCTTCACATTCTCCAGTTCGCTCAGGCTGATGGTGCCAAACTCCACGCAACCAAAACCAATGTCAGCAGCACCCCACAGAATGTCTGGCTCTTCTGGGTCACGACCTGTGATGAGCCACGTGCCCGCACCACAGGGGTTAAAGAACTTGCAGATGACCTTGGTGCCAGTGTCGCCAGCAGCAGTCAGTTTAGAATCAATTTCTTTGGTAATGAGTTTCATCGTGTATCAGTATGATTAGATTTTATAAAAAGTCAAGTCAGTTTTAGCGAAACACCACATACGACTTGCAAGTTTCATTTTTGTATTCAAAGGTCATCACATCAATGCCTTGAACGCCTTCTTCAATGTCAAGAAATTTCACTTGCTTGACAGGCACATATTTACCATTCACAATAACATATCCTTGTTTCTTACTTGTGTAGCGTTTCATGAAATAAACTATGAACTACTTTTTATAAAAGTCAACAAAAAAGACGACCTTTTATTCAATAATTCTCACGTTTTATGTTTTCACTTTATATTTATTGACATGGGACGCAAAAAATTAAATAGAACAAAAGATGAACTCAAAGAACAATCCAATCAACGATCAAAACGTTATTACGAAAGAAACAGAGAATCAATCTGTGAAAAAAGAATGCGTCGGTATCTACGGGCTAAAGAACAAAATAAACAATAAGTGGTACGTTGGACAAAGTGCCGTGTCAATTGCGGGAAGATGGGGTTCTTATAAAAATCTTCAATGTGACTCACAACCAAAACTTTTCAATGCTATCGTCAAATATGGTTATGATAACTTTGAGAAGATAATCTTGGAAGAGTGCGAAGCCGAACAATTGATTTTAGATAGTAGAGAAGATTATTGGATAAGATACCACAACAGTGTAGAAAATGGATATAATTGTCGTTATGGTGGTGCCAATGGTGCCTTCTCAGACGAAGCAAAACAAAAAGTAAAAGATGGATGTAAGAGAAAAATTTATTCCGATGAATTGCGGAAAAAATTAAGCGACGGTGGCAAAAAAACCAAAGGAAGAATTGTGTCCGAGGAAACCAAACTTAAAATGCAAATAGTCCACAAGGCTAGATATGAAAATAATCAATCGGCAAAAACCCACATACAACAGTTGGCAGAATCTAACAAGACGATAAATAGAGGACCGGTGACGGTGGAAACAAGACAAAAAATATCCAATGCATCAAAAGGGAAAATAATAAGCGAGCGGTCAAAAGAGAAACTATCAACGGCATTACTCGAATATTATAAACAGAATGAACATAATTGGAATGGAAAGAGTCACACCGATGACTCAAAAGCAAAAATGGCAATGTATATATGGATAACAGATGGCACGCAATCAAAACGCCATATTCGTACCGAACCAATCCCAGTCGGATATAAAAAAGGAAGGCTCTATAAACGTAAGCTTATAGAGCCTTGATTGGGTGCAGAAGAAAGATTTGAACTCCATTCCCGCATTATGAGCGCGGTGTCCTTACCAGGTTAGACGATTCTGCAATAAATTGATTTTCTAAAGAACATTTGGAATGTTTATCATTCCTTTCTTAACCTTGACATTATCATACAGATTTTATTAATTTTGTCAATAACTTTCTTACATATGTGCTGATTTTCCATTCGGCTCACAGCCCACTATTTTCACAAGCGTGCTTTATTTTTTACATTTTTTTCTGCTCATCATCATTCCACCATTATCTTAGCTGCTTCTTGCGTTGCTTGCATTATTCTGGCGGCGCGAAAGGCGCACCGTGGGTTCATTGTAGGAGCCACTTTTTTTATCTGTATATTATTAAAGAACAACTATCACTATACACATATATATTCTGTTGTCAACAGAAAACATAATCTTTTTCATTTTTCCTTGATGTTTTTTTCCTTCACGCGATATTTATCGTATGTATGGACAACAAAAATTCAATGGAAAACTTTTTTATATGGGAAGAAAAAAACTCAACAGAACCCCAGACGAACTGCGGGCGCAGCAACGAATCCGTTCATTGCGATATTACAACCGAAACAAAGACAGAATCGACGCTGAAAGATTGGAGAGATATTACCGAACCAAAATTGAGAAAAAAGATGAGGATGAAAGAATATGATAGACAACGATATCTTATCAATAAACCAAACCGCCAACAATATCTTGCTGCAAACCAAGAAAAAATAAAGAAAGCCAGATATATTTATAGGGCTAAAAATAAAGAAAAAATCAAATCACAGACACAAAAGTATTCTATTGATAATTACGATAGGATGAAAAATTATACAAAACAGTGGCGGGAAGAAAACAGAGAACGGATACGTGAGAAGAACAAGATGCGCCGTAAAACGGATGTTCAATATAAACTATCCATTGGGCTGCGAGATAGACTTCGCAAATCAGTTAAAAATAATTGGAAGAACGGTAGCGCAGTAAATGACTTGGGCTGCACCATACATGAATTGAAAAAGTATCTTGAATCCAAGTTTCAACCGAGAATGACGTGGGATAACTGGACTACACACGGATGGCATATAGACCATATCAAACCACTAGCATCATTTGATTTGACCGATAGACAACAACTGTTAGAGGCTTGTCATTACACAAACCTCCAACCGTTGTGGGCGAAAGACAATCTAACTAAAAAAGATTCTATTGAAACGAAACGGTGTCGATAGATACCGATTTTGTTTTAACCTTGAGCATCCACGGTTCGGGGTGATTTTTAAGCGGCTTGAGCCAGTCTTGGACAGTGGGAATAAATCCAACGTCTTCTTGAATGTGCATTTCCGCCAAAACTTTGGTGGGAATAGATTGACCATTGCTATTCATAATAACGTGTCCGAACCTTTCAATGGCAAGTTCCACTCCAAAACTACTATGTCGAAGGGCACGATGCGTCCAATCGCCCGTGAAAGTTTTTGTGGCGTCAAACCAATTATGTATTTCGACATAATCTTGCCATTTGCCACCCCATTTGCGAGCCGTAGATTCTGCGTGTTTTACAGGTGTCATTGTATATTTTATTCAGCAATTTCCAACGCAGCATCCTCGGAGTCTCCTTCGGTGCGTTGCATAGACCATGAACTAGCCGTTGCGGTTTTGTTCAATAGGTCATACACAATGTCGTCGCCATAGTCGTTGCCGTCGCCAGCACCGCTATAACCATAGGCTTGCCAAGCCCAACCTTCAATTTCTTGTTCAA